CACGACGCCGGGCGCCGCTACGACGGAAGATAACATTACGCACTTCGGTCCAGACACGGCGGTCAGCTTTGATGGACTGACGTCACTGACCGATTATTATCTGGTGTACCGTCCTTACGATGCGTTCAGTGCTGGCGAAAAATCTTCTGAATACCATGTAACAACGGGGCAAGTCAGCGGCGTTGATCTTAGCGGATTGGGTCCATGGGCCACACTGCTTGACCCGGTTGACGCCGCGTGGATAAACACCCAATTCGCCAACGACGCCATACCGTCCACAAAGATTGCCAATCTGACGGCCGCCAAGATAACGACTGGCGTGTTGATCGCCACCATTACCATTCAGTCGCTGGGTAGCATAGTCATACAGAATGGAAGCTTTGTCACAACGCTGGGTATCCATACCGTCAGCAGTGTTGAATACGCCATGCGTACGTTTGACGGCGCCACTTCTTCGTTCAGCGTTACTTCTCAAGGCGTGCTGCGCGCCAGCAGCGCTATTATCAGCGGAACAATTACGATTGGTAGCGGCAGTGGCTACGCTAATATTTCCGACAAGCCCACAAATCTTTCGGGCATCAACGGGACGGAAGGAACAAAGCTCTCCGGCATTGCGGCTGGCGCTGATGTAACGCAGGCAGCTCTGATCGTTGGCACCACCATCACCGGCGGTGGCATTGTGATGTCTGCTGGCGGCAGCATTAAAGGCGGTAAGTCAGCGCCGGGTAGTGGCGTCGGTTTCTTCCTTGGCTATAGCGGCAGTGCGTATCAGCTGGATGTAGGGGACACGACTAACGAGAAATTTATCCGGTTTGACGGGACAGACGTCATACTTGGTAAGCGGACAAAATTTAAGAGCTTCAGTAGCGTTGTTGATAACGACGTCTATTTCAAGGTTCAGTTTCCTTCTTTGCAGAATTTAGCGGTACTTTCCTTTGGGAGCGGATGGGAGAACCATTTGGCTGCGAGTACGGTGCCATTTGCTTTTGGATATTTGAAAACTGCGATAACTTCGAACTCGGGCGGTATTCAGGTATTCGATGGCGTTCCCGGTAACGGTACGGCTTCATTAGTTGATCCTGACTGGACTAAGCCTAGGATTATTAATTTTGCTATTGCTGTTTTTGATTTTTGGGACTCATTGACAACTGGGTATATTGGCAGTGGTAAGGCTTTTGATAGCCCGGATGAATTTGTCGGGTTTAAGATGACTTCTACTGGGTTGTATGGGTTTGCACAATCGGTAGCTACTGGCTCAACTACTTCTTCCTTACTATGGGCGTTCTCGCCGAACTCAGTTCTAAGACTTAGGATAGAGTTAGATGGAGCTGGAAACGCTGATTTATACAAAGATGGCTCACTTTTAACGACGTTAACTACAAATGTGCCCCATTCTGGCAGTAACTCGGCGGCGGCGTGCTATAGCGCTGGACTTGTTAAGACAACGGGTACATCGGTACATGATACGATCTTATGGGTCGGCGAATACGCTTTCTTACAGAAGAGCTCTTGAGGACTAAACATGTCGCAATATAAACCCGACGGAACAAATTTTCCAACTGTCACTGTAACCAACGGCAGTCCGAATGTCGTCATACATGGCGTAGACGCCACGGCGGAAATACAGACGCTGGACTACTTCTATGTTTACGGCGCTGGTACGGGCCGGTACGAAGTCAGCGCAACGCCGCCAGTGTATGCCACTGGCAACACTACGATTGTGTTGACTACTAACTACGCCGGCACCACATCCTCCAGCGCGGTCGGTGTGTTCCATCGAGACTTCACGGGCATTTACAGTTTTCCGCTGATGTACGACGGCGATTTGGAAGTGGCCGCCATTATGCGGCGTCTGGCGCAATTGATTGAGGCGGCTATTGCCGATGTTTCCGTAAGCAGCGCCACTATTAGCGGCAATCTAACGTTTACGGGTACGGGTAATCGTATCAGAGGTGACTTTAGTAATGCCATACTGCTTAATCGCGTTCTTATTCAATCGTCAATTACTAACGGCAACACCAACGTCGGCGTCATACCAAATGGAACATCGCTAATTACAGCGCTTAATCTTTACGCCACCGCTGATCCAACGAACTCCACCGTGGCGCAGCTGCTTTCCAATAGTACCGAAGCTAGTTTGCGCGCTGGCGTTACGGGCACCGGAACAGCGCTGCCGTTGACTATTTATACGAATGCGCTGGAAAGAATACGCGTATTAACGACAGGCGACGTGGGCATAGGCGCTACAGCGCCGAACCATGTGGCCGCTGGACGCGCGCTGACTATTCAAGGTACGGGCACCACGGCGCTGGAGCTCGCCACCAGCGCAGCAGACGCCGCCGCCGTGGTCATCGGCGGATTGGAAGGCTGGTACGCCACGAACAGCGCCAGCCATAATCGCATCGCTGCCTTGCAGATTGTTAGCGAAGGCGGAACAGCTAACCAGCGCGGCGGTGCGTTTGTATTCAACACAAAGATAAACGGCGCCACGACGTTCTCCGAAAAAGCGCGCTTAATGAATACGGGCGACTTCGGTATCGGTACTGCGACGCCTAATTACAACGCGGCTGGCAAAGCCATCACAGTGGAAAGCGCTACTGTCCCGGCTATTGAGCTCGCCACCAGCGCAGCAGATGCAGCGGCTGTCGTGGTCGGTTCCTACGATGCGTGGTACAAAACTAACTCCGCTAGCCATAATCGCATTGGCGCATTTCAGATTGTGACGGAAGGTGTCACGGCGAATCAGCGTGGCGGTGCGTTTGTCTGGTCTTCAAAGATAAATGGCGCTACCACTTTCGCGGAAAAGATGCGCATCACAAACGCAGGCGACCTCGGGCTGGGTACAGCGACGCCGAATTACAATGCTACTGGTCAGGCGCTGACCATACAAAGCGCTACGGGCGGCGTCGTTGAACTAGCTGCCAGTACCGCTGATGCAGCGGCGGTCGTTGTGGGTTCTTACGAAGGTAACTATAGAACAAACAGCGCCAGCCATCAACGCATTGCAGCGCTGCAAGTGGTTTCAGAAGGTGCGACAGCTAACCAGCGCGGCGGCGCGTTTGTGTTTAGTTCCAAAATAAACGGCGCTACAACATTCGCAGAGAAGATGCGTTTGACTAACGCTGGCGATCTCGGCATAGGGACGGCGACACCGAACTACAATGCGGCGGGCAAAGGATTTACTATTCAGAGCGCGACTGGCGGCGCTATTGAGCTGGCCACGAGCGCCGCCGATGCTGCTGCTGTAGTCGTGGGCTCCTATGAGGGCAACTACCGCACGAACAGTGCCAGTCATCAACGCATCGGGGCGTTTCAGATCATAACAGAAGGAGCGACGGCCAACCAGCGTGGCGGTGCATTTACGTGGAGCTCCAAGGTGAATGGCGCTACTACATTTGCAGAAAAGATGCGCTTAATGAATACTGGCGACTTAGGCATCGGCACGGTGACGCCGAACTACGTCGGATTTGGTAAGGCGTTCACAGTTGAGAGTACTAGTACTTCCTTGTCCGCTGGGTTAGAAATATGCGGCAATGCCAACGACGCTGATGCTACTGGCGTTGGGTACATCTATTATCGTTATCAGACTAACTCATCTAGCCATAGAAATGTTGCCGCCTTCGGGGCTTCTTCTGATGGCACCACGGCCAATCAACGCGGCGGCGCGCTGCAGTTTTTCACGAAGACTGATGCGTCTACTACTCTTTCCGAGCGTATGCGTGTAACCGGCGCGGGTGACTTAGGGCTAGGGACCACCACGCCTAACTATTTGACTTTCGGACGGGTCATGGGTATTGAAAGCCCCGCTGGAATTCCTGGCGTTGTCTTTGCTACTTCGCAGGCAGATGCGCAAGGATTGTTCATAGCCGCGCTTGAAGGCTGGTATAAAACTAACTCAGCTACGCATAACCGTATAGCGACTATACTGTATGGTACTGAAGGAACCACCGCCAACCAGCGTGGCGGCAATATGCAATTCTATACGAAGCCGGATGGCGTCGCTGCTATTGCGTCTAGGATGATAATAAACCAAGCTGGTGATATTGGGGTTGGGACCACAACTCCAAATCGTGCGGGTTTATCTCGCTCTCTTGCTGTTGAGACTGGCGGCGCTGCTGGGCCGGGCATCACGCTTTCTTCTACTGCTGCCGATGCGACTGGCGTGTTCGTCGGTCAAATTATTGGTTACTACACGACTAACTCGGCCAGCCATAACACAATCGCTGATATCGTAATAAAAACTGAAGGCGGTACGGCTAACCAGCGCGGCGGTTATATTTCTTTCTTCACAAAGCCTAACGCGAGTACTTCGCTCACTGAGCGTCTTTGTATAAATCAGGCTGGCGACGTAATTGTCAATCCAACTGCTGGAAATAACCCTATCGCCAACCGGATCAATGGCTATTCATTTCTAGGCGCTTCAAATATTGGTAGCTTCTTACAGCGCGGCCCGGTGAACAGCGCTGGGTTTGGCATTAACGCAACCTCCGGTATCCATTTTAATTTCTACACTGACAACGGCTCGACCAATATTGCAGCCGGCGCTATATCATCTAACGGCTCTACTACTACGTTCACCACTTCGTCAGACTATCGATTGAAGGAAAATTTAATTCCGTTGGATAACGCGCTTGAGCTGTTGGAAAAGCTACCCGTATACCGTTTTAATTTTATAGGCAGCGAAGATATTCATGACGGGTTCCTAGCGCACGAAGCTGCTGAAGTTGTTCCGCAGGCAGTCGTAGGCGAGAAAGATGCAGTAGACGAAGAAGGCAATATACAGCGGCAGCTCTTGGACTACTCTAAGATTGTACCTGTACTGACGGCTGCCGTTAAAGATTTGTCGGCAATGGTAAAAGAACTACAAGCTGAGATAAAAGTTCTTAAAGAAAACAACTAGAGGATAGCAGCAATGCCTGATCAAGTCATGGCACCGGAAACTGGACAAGCTGTAAAGATGGCTGAGTTAGCCATGGACATGCGCAATGTGAAAGATAGCCTTTCCGAAATACAAAAAGCGCTGGCGGAGCTGGTAAAAATCGACAAGGACATTTCTGGCATCATGCTGCAGAGCCAACAAATTAATAAAGATATAAAAACAATATGGGATAGATACGATGCTGTGAAAGTTTGGCAAGGCGAAGTAGACAAAACACTTAACAAGGCCAGCGGTGGTCGGGCTGTCGTAAACGTAGTATTAAGTTTTGTACAGGTGGTTGTCATAGGGTTTGGTGGTTGGCTGTTTCTGCGATTAGACGATGCGCGCACTGATAACATTATTCAAGCGCAGCAAATCATTCAGCTGAAGCAAGATGTTGAGTCTCTTAAAAGAGGTAAGCCGTAATGGAGCCTTTCGAATTTGCTCTGAAGGAAACAATACTGGATGAAGGTAAGAAGCTCTCCAAGCTGGACGGCGATCCGGGCGGTCAAACGTACTATGGCATCGCGCGCGCCTTTCATCCTACGTGGCCGGGCTGGGTATTCATAGATGCCGGCGAGCGCGATACGCCACGTCTTAATAAATTAGTGGAAGTGTTCTATGATCAAGAATTCTGGCAGCCGATAAAAGGTGACAGACTCCCAGCGTTTCTGGCGTACCATGTTTTTGACTTCGCCGTCAATAGCGATCCCCAGACGGCCGCCATGAAATTGCAGGAAGTCTTAGGCTGCGCCAAAGTGGACGGCGTCATCGGTGAAAAGGAAACGATACCGCTGGCGTGGTATTACGATGAATTCATTCTCATTGCTGCTTTAAACGCCAAGCGTGAACTCTACTTGGCGTCGCTTAAAAATTGGCCACTTTTCGGTAAAGGCTGGGTCAACCGGGTTGCCGGCAACACGCTGGCCGAGGCACTCCGTCGGAGGTTGCCACCGCCGCCGAGCCACGCGCTGCAAACGGCACCTACTGCGCCCGCTAGTAGCGCCAAACCGGGCGCCGCGCCCGTAGGTGGCGCCTAGCGCGTTTAAACCGCATAGCTGTAAGCTATAAGGAGGTGCCGTACACTAAACAATTGGTTATATAAAGGTAACAGATGTTTCCCTTTTACTACGAGGTGATTTCATGAACAAAGACTGGTATACATCAAAGACTGTACTGGCTGCGATTGCAACAATTATCGCAGTTAGCGCAGGGTTCTTTGGCATTGATTTCAATGCTATAGACCAAGCTGCGATTGTGGATATTGCATCGCGTGTCGTCGCTGATCTAACGGCTGCTTTCGCCATCTACGGCCGCGTTGTAGCCACGCATAAAATCGGCAGCGCTGATCCCGGTAATCCGCAGTCAAAGACTCTTCAGTCTTCGTGGATGGTGGGGTTGTTACTGGGCGCTATGATGTTACTGCCTATCGCTGGCTGCGCCACTTTCAATGATCACAAAGCAGCGACGCAGTTGGTCGTGCAGTACGCCACGCTCAAGGTCATAGAACGCGGCAGTACGCCGGACGACCAAGCATTGCGGGCCAGCCGAATACGCGAAATAGCAACGGAAGCGAAAACCAACTTGCAGAAAGGCGATGTACCGTTGGAAGCGCTCAAGGTTATTGTCGGCGAGCGCATTGCCAAATATGCGCTTTCGCCGGCGGACCAGCTGCTCGCCAACGCGCTCGTCCAAGCAGTAATGGATGAACTGCAAGCGCGTGTCGGCGTCGGCGCCATACCACCGGATACGATGTATCAGGCGGAGCAGGTGCTGGACTGGGTTATCACGGCAACGGGCATGGTCGGGAGCGCGTAATCATGGCATTTCTTTCCAGTCTGGATTTACGCGAATACACGATTGACAGCGAATGGGTTGTATTGGCGCCACTCGTTTATCAACCGGCGCAGGGCAGCCGTATTATTGTTCCGCGCGGGTTTATAACGGACTTGGCCAGTATCCCACGCGCACTGCAGAATGTGTTCAGCGTCAACGGACTGTCCCGAGCGCCATCAGTTGTTCATGATTACTTGTACTGCATCCAAGATCGCGAGCGCTTGCAGTGCGATAACATACTGGTGGAGGCAATGAGAAGTCGCGGAATAGATGACATAACATGCGACACCTTCTTTTATGCGGTACGCGCAGGCGGTGCGGCCCATTGGGGCACGCGACCCAAAGGTCTTCAACCTTCCGACTGCGTCCCAGATAATTACTGGGACTTGGACAACGTTAAACTGTAATCGCAATTCAACCCAGAGGATAAACCATGAAAATGTTAAAAGGTATACTCGTAGCATTGGTCCTGTTCAGTCTGGCGGCGGAAGCGCAAACCGCCACGCCGTCGCAATCCGTCGATCTTACATGGGTCGCACCGACGACACGTGAAAACGGCGACCCGCTGGCCCCGTTGGAAATCGCCAATTATCGTGTCTACGCTTCCGTTGGCGCTGCCATTCCTGCGGACACCAATGGCTACGCCACGGCAACGGGCACGAACGTGGCCAGCAACGTACTAAAGTACACCAGTACGCTCTCGCTGGCACCGCGCGCAGCGCCCTACACGATTTACTATGGGGTGGATGTGGTGGATATCTACGGACTGAAAAGCAAGCTCGCGCTGAAGACGGTGACATTGACGATAGTACCGCAGTCCAGCCCTTCGTCGCCCGTTACGCAAACCGTGAACTTGAATGTTACCTGCACGAATTCGGGATGTAAGTTAACCGTCGTGCAATGAGCGGGTATCTGGCGGGTCTATGCCGCGCCCGCCAGATTTGCGATAGGGACGTCCAGCTGTTTCGGGCGTCCTTTTTTATCGATCTAAATAGTCGCGCTCCTCCTTTTCACCAGCTGTCAGCTTTTTCTCACCGTCGTTTTCGGGACCGAACACAGACTTGCGCTGGCCGCCATCTTCATAGATGGTGCCGACGTGCTGACATTTCGGCAGTTCGAATGAACCTTCCGCTCGGTGGTCTTGTGTTGTCACATGCGACTGACAGACTTCGCACTGCCAATGAATCTTGTCATTGCCGCTGACGCCTTCGAACGCAAAACCCTGCGATTGGTATACCGTGTTAACGCGGCCGAGCGCGCCGTGTTGCGTCTTGGCGAATTCAATCAGGTTACTTATAGCCTTGATGGCATTGATCAAATCGCCCGGACCTTGCCATTGAGAAGTGACGCGCACCACAAACTCCTCGTCGCTGCCGGTGATTTCGTTGGCGTCCAAGAAGCGCTGTATAAGCGGATTCTTTTCTGCGTAATCATCACCGGGCGCCATCAGCGGTACGCTGCGTCCTAGTTCGTATTGCGAAAGCAGCTTTTCGGTGTAGTGCAAAGCCTTATTCAAGTCTTTCAGCCCATCCTTGTTCCGCCACCGCGTTACATATTTCGTAATGCAGCCTTCCAGATAGCGACCTTCTAACACTTCCGCGACGAAGTCCCAGTGCTGGTGCTCACTGCGGTAGTGTGCTCCGCCTACTTGTCTACTATTAACGTTTGGTGTTGTCATTTTGATACCTTCGCAAATAAATTACAGATGGCCATATGAATCTTGACCGCCGGATGTTCGAAGCGCAGACTATTCGTGACGTCTGTCACATACCCATTCGCGCGACCGAACACAACTTTCATGTTCGAATTACCTACACGGATTTCACGTATGCAGAACAATAAGCATTCCATTGCATCCGCCAGCCGCAACCACTTTTCTTCTGCGTCTGTCAGTATCGGTGCTGGGCCAAAGTAGGCTTCAGCGTGCTGCTCCTCTATACGACCTAAAGATTCCCTGAACCCGTCGCCTAAAAGACGCTTCGTCGGGGAAGGTATATCGCCGATGGCGTACTCGGCTATATCGTGGCGTAACGCAGCTATCAATAACTGCGCGCTGGGCTTACCATCGCAGAACAGCATACACAGCCACGCCACGCCAAAGCTGTGATCCGCGATGTTTTGTTGCGCATGTGTGCGCGTAATGTGGTAACGGGTGGACTCGCTACCGTCAATCAGCGCTTCCAGCGTCTGCTCCCAACTGTTCCCGTTCATCGCTTCCTGAGCTAACGGCATCTTGTTTCTCCTCGGGTTGAACTTCTTTATCGATGCGGCGCGCTATCCAGCCGATGCAGGCGATGCGCCAATCGTCCGCCACGATGGCGGACGCTTCCTCAAGTCCGTCGCTTTGCTTGTTCTTACGACGGCGCCATGCGTTAAGCATTGGCTGCGCCACATGGCTGAAGAACGGATCGTGATATATTTGACCGGGGACCAACGCCTGCGCCAAGAAGTTATTCAAGTCTTTCTGCCATGCGTACATATCGACAGAAACCAACGGAACGCGCGTAACGATTTCTTCGGCGGACCAGTCATTGCGCAATTTGGCGTCGCCATAATAATCGTAATCATATGCGCTGTCTATCATTTCTTGATACTTTTCCGGCGCCAGAATGTTCGTATAAGCGTGGAAGTTATTGCTGAACTGGAAATACGAGCCGACCGGTACTCCGATGGCCGCAGCAATGTACTCCTGAAGGATGGACATATGTACCGCGTTGGCGCCGTAAGCTCCCCAGATAATGTCATTACTGCGGCAGCACACGGTCATATCCAGGCCGGTCAAGCCGATGCTGAAGTAGATATGTGTATTGCAGGGCAGGTCTACGCCGCTGGCCGGATAAGCCGTACCGCGCTTCCATAGATCACCTTCCGGGTGCCACATGGCCAGCACGGCGCGGCGTGTGGTGGGTTCCGTACGCAACAGGCGTATGATGTGGTTCAGTTGATCCTGACCAAAATGGTTGCGCCAGCGGTGGCCATACGCGCCATGAACAGTCAAGCCGTCGTCACTGTACAGGCCGAACTTGCTGTTGAATTGCTGCGGCCACGCCACGTCGTTATGTCCGCCCAGCATCCACAATGCTTCCATCAAATGGAAGAATGGATTGGCGTCGCGCAGTGGACTGAACAGAACGCGGTCCTTGGGATTTTCGTATTCCGTGATAACCGGCCCCGGCGCCACCAATACTTCGCCATTACGACTCGGCGCTTTTACCGCTACCTTTTTCAGCAGACTTAGACCCTCGCCGAGCGCTTCGTTTACGTTTTTTGCTTGAACTATGTACGGCATTTTCTCGCTCCTTTTGCGTTTTGATTATCGCGACTAATTGACGCGCGCTTACTGCTACAGCGCCGGCCGCGATAGCGGCGCTGCGTTTACTGCGGCATACATTATAATGCAGTACACCGCTATTTGAATAATGAGCCCACTGGCGCCGCACGCCGATGTTATCCGCCATCGCGTGCAGTTCTTTTTCTGTATCCGCTATCATATGGCACATCACCATGCGGCCAAATTGCCACGCAGATTCGTCTACGTAGACGGCCATGTTATCACCTCCTTTTGTGTCTCCGACACGGATTTTAGCCAATGCGCTTCCTCTCCTTGGAAGCTAAGATACCAGCCATTACGCACTGCGTCAAACGCAAACCAGTTCGGATAGCCGGCGATCGTAACGCGTTTAATCCAAGTCGGCTCGTCCATGATGTTGCCGAAATAATGCGTGGCGCCGGACGGCGCTTCTACGTCAACTCTCACTCTTATTTTCATGACTACACGCCTGCGTACAGCGAACGCGGCCGTCCTTCACCTAAGCGCGTGCGCTCGTATTTATCAAACTCACACAGACAGTTCTGCAAGTCCTGCGCGTGCAGCTTAGGCGCATAGACACGTCTGTCTTTTTCGTCTACCATTATGTGGTACACGCGCAATGTCTTATTGACGTCGCCGCGTAGAAAGTCCAACCGCTGCCACCAGTCCTTCTCGCGCCACGGCGAATTCAATGGTCGTTGCTCTACGCGATTAAGGCCGCGACGGCTGCCCGGCCCACTGGCGGCCCATGTCCACCAGTCCTCGGCGGCGTTGAGCGGCTGAATGTACTTCAAATCCGCCACCACTTGCCCGGCCATGAAACTTCCCATGCCGTTAAATGAAGATAGTCGTTCATGATACGACGCCAGCGTTTCAGGCGCTTGTCGTGGAAAGTTGGCGTGCAGCGGGCGCATCCCACGGCGAGCATCCCAGAGCGGCGTCAAGACGTGCTTCGCCAGGTACTCCGCCTTGTCCATCGTGTGGCCATTGGTACTGACGATGTAAGCGCCACTGAATACCTTTAAGCCGGCGTCGCGTCGTGCGTGCAGCTTCTTTACGAATACGCGCCCGCCGCCCCATGCGCTCGGGTACAGTCCAAGATCAAGCAGCGTCTCCGGCCAGTTCACCAGACGCGCCACCACCATCCAGAACCAGATGTCCGGGTTTTGCCAGTGCGGGTCGCGCCAGTTCTTAGCGATCCATTGTGTGACTGTGTCCAGCTCCCGGTACACGTTGCAGAATCGGTAGGATTGTAGAATTTTATCATCGGTCCACGGCTTGGGCAGCAGCGCTTTTCTTTTTAGATAAACGCTATGGCGCTCGATTATGAAATAGCATAACCGATCAATATTATTGTTTGAATCTTTGAGCATTTTGTAGTCGTGCCATAACTGTCCGCTCATAATTGCGGTCTCCTGTCAGCAGGGTGGGAACTCTCGTAAGCCTTCTTCCATTGCATTTGAACATCTGTGCGCACGCCGCCGCCCCATGCGGTCTTCGTTTCTTTCTGCACTACTTTAACGAAGCCGGGGTGTAGCTCGGCTAAGTGCTCCGAAACCAGCCGTTGCATTTCTTCGGTTCTATAGACGCTGCATCCGCCGGCCGCGCCACTGCCGCGCTGATTGTGGCACCACTGGTAAGAAACAATATTGGCGTGACCAGCGCGCAGCAATTGCAGCGTCATATCAAAGTCTTGTTTAATGGGGACGCGATCAAAGCGTGCTTTCACTTTCATAACTTGGCGCGTGTCGTATGCCAGCACGCGCATCATACGAGTGTTGTTGGTGTAATTGGTGACGATACGATTGGCGCCTTCCCGCGCTGCTATGCCTGCGTGCGTGTATTTCTCCAGCTGATGGTAAAGCCAGTGGAACATATCCGCCACGCTATTGTGACTCGCCGCTACATAATTTATTGAGTACTTTGGGCGCACGGCAAACGTCAGGTCATCATCAATGAGTATGATTTTCGGTTCGCGAGTATTGGCAAATCTCTCTACTAGATATTGACGGGTCGGACTTAGTTGCTTTATACGCGCAGGTAATACCAAGATGCCCAGCTGCAATTCAACCGCGATGGGTCGGTACTGCTTAGCCTCTTGCGATTGTACGACAAGGTAAGTTTGACTCTTGAAGAAAGGCGGTATGCTGCGCGCTGTGTGTTGCAGCGCCATGTCGGCGCGGCCGGATGTGTGGATCAATATTGGCATGGCGATTACCCTAATTGTGATTTTGACAAACGCACAAATAATCAAGGCGCCCGAAGGCGCCTGATTTACTGCGGTAGAGCGCTGGCTTATTTCAGCTCCAGCAAACCTTTTTTCTCGAAGCAGCGCACGTTAGAAGTGTTCAGCGTACCGTCCGCCGTGGCGTCCGCCACCGTCTTGCCATCGAACTTGACAATGTACCTGAAGCGCTCCAGACGGCCGCCGCGCAGGTTGGCGTCATCGGGCTTCTTGGTGACAAGCTTGATGACTTTGCCGGCGACTTGGCTGGCGCGACCGACCGGGTTCTTTTCCTTGGCTGCGGCTTTGGGCGCTGCCTTCGGTGCTGCTTTGGCTTTGCTGGCCGGCGCTGCTTTGGACTTCGGCGGCGTCTTCGGGTTGGCTTTGGCTTTCGGGGCCGCTTTGGCAGCTGCGCTGCCTTTGGGGGAGGGTGCCGGGGTTGCGGTTGCGAACATGGATTTCTTGGTCATTTTGTATTTCCTCATTGGGTTAATTGGGTAACTTCTACAACAACAAGCTCAGTTTAAACTACCTAGTTAGCGAATTGCAATGACTTTATAAACTATTTTCCTATAACGACATTCGGGCTTATTCGTTATGATCCGTGTGGTTGCGCTCAATGGCGCCGGTATCCTCCGCGTTCTTGCAGGCGGCCAGCTGCACGCACAGTGCTTCGCGGTGTGCTTCGTCCATGCAGGTGAACGTCATCATGTACCCGCCACCTTGACCGTCCTGTCTGATATAGACCTCGTGTACTTTGCTACCATCCGCCATCGTGGTGATAATGCGTCCGAATTTAATCATAGCTATAGTCCTTTCATAAGTTCGTCAAGATTGTGCAGCAAGACTTGATTGCCTTGCCGCAGCCTACGCACTTCCGCGCGCAGGTACTGCACCACTGTCACGACCGCCGCCAGCAGCACGATTAGAAACAGGATCACATAGATCAGTACAATGTTCATCATGTTGCCCTTGAGTCTGTTCAACGTACCGGTAAAGCTGGCCGGCATATTTCGGCATCAGCTTGAACACCACCTTCATCTGACCTTCGGTAAGGAACCCGCGCGCCTTCAGTTGCTGCGCCATGCTACTTAGAATATTTGCGTCCGTACCCGTGAATCCAACTCCGTTCTGCTCGACAGTGGCTTGCAGGCTTTGCTCGTTTTCTGTCTGGAACGTGTAGATTCTCAGCAGCCCGCGCTGCGCCCATTTTTGGCGGGTGCGGAGGAGTTCCCTCAGTTCCTCTATCTTCTGCTTTTTGCTCATGACTTTCTTCCTCGCTGGCGCCCAGCGGCCAAATCTCTTGAATCACGAAACCTCTGCCAAGTTCTCCGCGTGTCTTGAAGAACGCTGCGCCAATGGTGGGCGCTTCAACAACCATGTTGAACGTGTGGGTCTGGCCCTTCTCCCACACGCGGAGCTGATATTTCACCTCATCCTCCACCGCAAAAGAATATACAAGTTCCTAGATCGGTTACGCGCACCAGCGCATCATTCTCCCAGCGACCTCTATACACATTCTCTAAGAAGCGGCGCAGCTGCGGCTTTGTCACTTCCAAATTGCCGTACAGGGGAAAATAATGCGTAGCGCTGTTCATGGCATCTGGCGCGTTTACGTTCACTGAAATAAACAGCGTCTTACCTTTTAGCGAACGAATTAGTTTCAGCGTTGCAGCGTAAGTCAATTTCATTTCTTTGCGCTGCACTTCTTTCAAACGCTGTTCCATGACTACGTCAACGCGCAAATCAAGATTAGCTACAGAGCTCATGGGCAGTTCTCCTAGGCTGACGCGTTCTTTTTACGACTTCCGCCGACTAGAGAAATCGCTTCTCGGAGTGCCGGTATACGGCGATTGTTAAGTTGCGCTGGAAACGATGCCACTTGCTTTTTATCTTTGCACAGCACCACTACACCGCGCTTGTCTTTCATGCTAGTTAGGTAATACACGGCGTTAGCCCTCATACTTGGAGTGGATTTGTTTCTTGGTCACGCGGCGTTTCTGGCCATCGCGTTGCACCTTAACCGTGTAGCCGTCAACGTGGACTTCAGTAATCTCGGCGACGTCGCTGGCATATTGCAGCTGACCATTCCATACGTTACAGACTCGCTCAGTCTTCACCAGAACTTGCTGCCCTTGCTTGTACATACTCGGAATGGCCATTTGCTTTTACCCTGCGACCCGCGCCGCGTTGTTTGCTTGCATGTGTATATAGTAGGCGACTATTATAGACTCTGCAAGCGCCTAACTACAAAATTACCAGATTTATCCATATTTCTTTGATATAAGTAGCTGGCGCCCTATAACCGGCAAATTTTGGCACAAAGTGACAATTCCTGTCAGTACCCTAAACCGCCTGCGCGGGCCGTGGCGCCACGCGGCCAGCCACCTACTATATAGGCGCTAGTACCGGGCGCGCCGGCCCGCCTTGCTGGCGGCGTGCGGCAGCCGTTGCGCCTTCAGTTCGGCCAGTATGCCGGCGCTGTAGTCCTGCAAGGCGTGGAACAGCGCGTTCTGTACTCGGCCTTTGTAACCCAGCGCCGCCAGCACCGCCTCATCAACTGTGTTGTTGGCCAGCAGCATATGAACAATGACCCGACTATGAATGTTGCCACTGCGCCGGACACGTTTAATGAACTGGTCGTACAGTTCGTAGTCCCACGTCAGCGTGAACCACGCCACCGCGTTACTGGATTCTTGCAGATTCAAACCGTGTCCCATGCTGGCTGGATGTGCGAATAAGAACGGCAGTTCACCGCGATTCCACGCACGCTCCAACTGCATTGCCTTCTTATCGCTAGTTCCGCCACCCATCACTGGACTGTTCTTACCGAACTCCGCCAGCAATCGCTCTAGATCGTGCTGGAATTCGTAGCCTACGAGTATCGGCTTGCCTTCCTGCTCGTCGATCAGTTCGCGCATGGCGATAATCTTTTCATTGTGTATTTCTATCCAGTCGCCCTTCTGTCGCTTCTTCTTAATGCCTTCGTCATCGTACTCTTCAGTGTAGATGGCGCCACTGGCCAGCTGACGCAACTTGCCGGAAGCCGTGGCAGCGTTGGCGGCCGTCACCACCTTGTCGTACATTTGAATAATAAAGTCTTTCTCCATAGCGTCGTAGGCTTTGCGCGCGTCGTCCGGCAGCTCTATCTTCATCGGATTCTCTACGATGGCTGGCAGCTTTATCTTATCTTCGGCGCTGATGCGCAACACGGTCTTAGATATCGACTTGTAGATTTTCTTCTCCGCGCCTTCCTTCAGCGCGTATTCGTAGCCACCCCATCCCGTGCGCTCAAAGAAGTCATTGCGGTAGCCGGTAATGTACTGGCCGAGCGCCTTGCCACGGTCAATGACGTACATCTGGTTGAACAGGTTCATCAAGCCATTGGCGGCCGGGCTGCCAGTCAGTCCCCAGCGGCGTGGGAACGTGTGCAACACTTCTTGGATCATTTTACTGCGCTGGCTTTTGCCGTGCTTGAACTTGGAGAGCTCATCGATTATCAGTAGGTCAAAGCCGAACTGTTTCCAATTGCGCATGGGCACGCTGATTTGTGGTATGCCTTTCTTCGGACTCTTTTTAATGTCGCAGCCCAGTAGCCATTCTAGAGTTTCAAACGTGGTGATGTAGACGTCGGCTTCGCGGTCCAGCGCTTCCTGCTTGTGCTTGCCGTGGACTATTTCGTAGCGTATATCGTTGAAGTCCTTCCACTTTTGTATTTCGGCGGGCCATACTAGATGGGCCACGCGGCGCGGCGCCACAATCAGCGCGCGTTTTACGTAGCCTTTCTTTATCAGTATCTTTAGCGCCGCCAGAGTGATACTAGTTTTTCGCATTCCGGGGTCTAGGAACAGTCCGCTGAACTGCCGCATTACGAGAAACTTTACGGCGTCTAGCATCCAATCTTCCGGCTTCCATACGATCGGTGAGGATTCGCTTTCCTTCATCGGGGTTATCACACGAGACGACATCGTATCCGAGCCTCTTTAATCTATCTATGCGGAATGCTTGTAGTGGCCTAGGTTCAAAGCCGGGCGATTTGAATTCTATTAGCAGCGGCCGTCCACCGGGCACAAAGAAAATTCTATCAGTGTACCCGCGCTGGCCGACAATATTCAACTTTCCGTGCGGAATCCCAATCGCTTCAGCAAGGTCGACAACGGGCTGTTCGACTTTTGTTTTTTCACTAATTCGGCGGGCCATCCTATCACCTCAAATATGCGAATGGCGTGTATCGCTTGATCGCAGGCGTCTGCGAGCGCATGGTGCTTTAGACCTTTGCGCTCCATGCGTACATGCGGCGCCAGATTTTTCAGGGTGCGATAACAGCGGTTATTATAGAACTTCCATGGCAGTCGTTGACCTATGGCTGCGAAACTGTATTGCAGTATGGCGTTATCAAAGTCAGCGCCGTTACCCCAGACTTTAACATGCTCGCCATAATGGTCGAACAACCAGTTCTGGAACTCAAACAACACAGATACGATGCTGGGCGCCTTTGATAATAACGACTCATCCAGCGCTTCACGCGCTTCCGGACTTTGTTTGTCCCACCACTCTACTGTCTCAGGGTCCGGGTACATCTTAAACGTGGATTGATTCGGCGTGTTAATGACCCGGTAAAACTGTGCGCCGAGGCCTTCGCTACCAAAGCCTACGGCGCCGATGCTGACGATAGGGCAGCCAGCGCCCTTTCCCAGTGTTTCCAAATCTATCATTACGTTCTGCATAGCTATCTCCTATTAGTATTTACACGGTCCGCCTTTCTTCTTGCTGAATCCGCACCATCTACAATGGTCACCTTGTTTCGGAGCAAACGTGGTGTCGCTGAGTAGCGGCCGAACACGCTGATCCCATGTTTTCTGCATTGCCTTTTCTTCCTTACGCTCATACACTTCCTCCACGACGTCGCCGGTATCCGTAAACATTAGCCGGCCAATGACGCGCTCCACATGGTTGAACACCTTAAACCCGGAGAGTCCGTACAGACTGAGCAGCTTGTCGTAAGACTCACGCGGTTTTCCGCTCTTCCAGTCTATTATAAGCAGCGTGTTGCTTTCGGTGTCCATCATGCCGGTATCTATCTTAACACGGCACCACGCTTCCTTCGCGAACCATCCGGACGGGCCAAGATTACCCCACTTGTTGTCAAACGTCCATTGTTCCTCCGCCATTGCCCGGCCGGCGCGCAATTGTTCCAGCTCGTCCTTGAACAACTTTAGCTCTGGCAGCAGCTTCTTTTCCTTGCGCTTGATAAAGTCCTCGGCGCCTTTGTGAATCATGTTGCCGCGATCCATGGCTGCATTCTTTTCTTCCGGCAGACGCAGCACATGCTTACACTTGGCGGCGAACGGGCACTTGTCATAGAGCGACCAGCGGCTATAGGACCATGCGGTTATCTTTTGCGGTACGGGCTTCGCCGGCATTACGCGGCCTCCTTAACTTTTTCCAAGGTGCCCCATGTGCGCCCCATCTTGGCGTCGCTGATCATGGGAACGTCAAACTCAACGCTACGCATAACATCGCGCAGAATTAAGAGCTCTTGCTTCATTGCTTTCTGCGGTGCGCTGATATTTATTTCGTCGTGTACCGTTACTAGGAATCGGCCATTCTTGCGTACGTCGTTGTAGCGGATAATAGCTTCCTTAGTGCAGTCCGCTGCGCTGCCTTGAATAAGGTAATTCAGCAGCTTGTATTCAAAGGTGATCCAGCGGCCCTTGTGGAATATTGGTTCTTCGGTGTAGTACTCGCGGCCACCCCATGTCCGTATTGGTACGTCTTCCTTAGCGCCACGTTTGATTAACGTCTCCAGTCCACCCAGACCCGGCATGGCGGCGCGGTGCGCTTTCTTAATAGCAACGGCGGTATCTATGTCCACGCCAAGATCACGCGCTAACTTGTCCTTGCCCATGCCATACAAGATGCCGAAGTTCAGAATCTTAACGGCGCGACGTTCCAGTGCCATCATGGCCAGCCGGAATATTTCGCCTTTAACGAACTCGTGCATGTCCAAGCGCGGGTTGCTGTTATACGCTTCCAGCAGCGCGCTGTCTTCGTAGTGCGCCAGAATGCGGTATTCCTGCTGATTATAATCTCGGTGACCAAACCATTCGCCTTCATCACCCATGAGGTACTTCCGCATGTACGGCAGTTCAGGCAGTGATGTTATGAATTTGGGATGGACGTAGCCGTCATTCTTATCATAGAAATCTTTGGGTACGTTTTGAAAGTTGGGATTGCTACTTAGCCGGCCAGTGCGCGTTCCCTTGGCGCCGTCGCGACCGTCTTGTCTTGTTTGGTTCCAGTTGGTGAAGATGTAGCCGTCACTGTGTTCCGCCATGTACAACCATTTGTCTAGGAATGTACCTAGGCAGGTACTCAGCCGGTTACGATAGCCGAGCACGCTGGCAATGCGCTCGCCACGTTTACCGATGAACATATCCGGCGTCAGGTTCTTTTTGGCGACGCTACGCAGCCCGGTCGGCGTGTAGACCCAGTCCGTTACGATGCCTTGCGCGTCCAGCAGCGTGGCCACTTCTTCGTCGCTATCTACGTTAAGGTCGGGCGCTTTAAATTCCTTACGCAGCCACGCGTCGGCGGTGTCCATGGCTTTATAGTAAATCTTCTGATCCTTGCGCATCTCATTTTCATCAGCGCGCAGACCAATAGTCTCATTGTCCAATAGTATCGGCATCAGCTTCCGTTCGCGGTCGTACGCTTCCAGCATGTTGCGCTTAGCTATCAGCGGGTACACTTTATTGAATACGCCGCGTGTGCGCGTTACGTCGCCATTCGCATAATCACCTACGATGTCGCCGGGCGCCATGCCGATAAACGCACTGGCCGCCGCTGGCGTCAGCTTCTTGGCGTTGCCCTTTTCGGTATAGCCGATGTCCGCCTGCGTTATCAGACCGTTGGCCATTAGCTCCTGCCAGTGCTGCATCAACCAGTCCACCACAATGTCGCGCTCTTCTGGCGCTACGCCCAATATGCGCTGAGCGCTGGGCTTCAGTCGTAAGTCGCGCTGGTGCGGGTCATCAAGGAACAGTAAGTACTCGGTGTCGTGTATCATGTTCCACGGCACCATCGGCACGCCCATATGCGTGACCGCCACGTCCACATCAAATTTACTATGGTGAAACAGCAATGGACCACTGAGCCATGCCTGCCGGAAGACGCGCTTGGCAGTGGCGATGTCGCAATTGTTCTTGGTCGGGTGGCCCCATGCGTAATATTCAGCGCGTTTTTTGCGCGGCTCTAATAAGGAAAAGCCGACGGGCTTTGGCGGGTACTCCGGTCGGCTTTTTATTCTATCAGTTTCAAAGTCAAGGACTAAGACTTCTGGTGCTCGCATTTATTTCTTCTCCAACGAAATGAGCTCCGTGCGTTCGCGCTCGCCGCGCAGTTTATTGAACCTTGCATGTATGCGCAGCAGCCATTGTGGCCGACGCTGACCATCACGCTCTTCCTGAAGCAGTGCAAAACATTCTTCCTCTGTCATGGTCATAAGACGTTTGTTCAGAGCTATCCATTTCTCCGGCTGCTTTTCTTCATCTACTGCTGTTTGTGCTTTGGCCATGATTCCTCCTAAATGCAGACGCCGGGAAGCCCGGCGCCTACTTACTTCTAAAGTACCGCTAAATCAAAGAACTCAGGCTGCCAGCTTGGCTTCCAGTTTGTCGATTGCTTTCTGGGTACGTTCGGCCGCTTTGTTCGCGGCCGCCAGCGTTTTCGTCGCGTCCTTCACCGCAGCCTTGTCGGCTTTGGCTTGCGCTTTGAGTTCTTTCAATTGAGCTTTCAGTTCGGCTTGGTCGGCCATTGTGGTTCTCCTTAGCTACAGTGATGGGCGGAATGCCCGGGTATACCCTCGCGGGTAATCTACGAAAGAATGTACTCGTTGGCGCGCGCCCAATTCGGCGGCTGCCAGCCAGCCGGTTTCAGCAGCTTGCCTTTCGGGAACGCGCTGGTCTCCTCGGCGGCGAATGCAGCCCAGATACCGGGCGACGGCTCGCGCCATTCAATGACTACGTTCTGCGGACGATACTTGTCCTCAGTGTCGTGCTTTTCCTTGTCGCTGCGCACGGTCTTCAGCATGTTGGATTCGTGTACGATGGTGAACGCGCCCGGTAAGTCGATGCCAACATCTGCGGCCAGCGCTTCAAAGTTGCGCAGGTACTGCATGACGTCGATCTGCGCGAACTCGCCGGCGTCAATGTCGTAGCCCAGCAATACCACGACGCAGTCCGCCAGTGCGTCGGCTTTGTCCGCCAGCGTGCGCGCCAGTTGCAGCTCCACCGTTTCTTCTAGCAGCAACTTCAGGTGGAGCAAATGAATAGCGTTGCTGCCGCTGGCAATGGGCAAACAGGTATAACGGCGGAACTGCAATACCGCTGCCTGATACGTGTTGTAACGGGCGCGGATAATATCTTCAGCGAAATATTCCATGACTGATCCTTTGTGATTGTGGCGGTGGATGGATTAGAACTTACGTCCTGCGGCCTTCTTTGCCGGCGCTTTCTTCGGCGCTGCCTTGTTGCCACGGCGCGGCGGCGGTGCTTCTTCCTCGCGTGCTTCCGCGTACGGAGCGAACAGCTGGCTCTCTACGGAGGCGCGCTTTGCAATCAACGCTTCAAATGTCTCAGCGTCGTCGATCTTCTCCTGCACTTTGAACAGAACGCGGAACTGGCTTTTCTTGTCCGGTACGAGCTTGATGTTGGTGACGAACGAGAACGGCGGGCGCTTCATGGTCTCTTGCAGCTTGTGTACGTAGGCAGACCATTCCGCCACGCTGGTTACTGGCAGCCGCAAGAAGGCAACGGGCGCGTTCTCGATATCGTCAAGGTCGCCTGCGCTGATCAACGCCAGCCGGCGCGTATTGCGGCAAGCCTTGCCCCGGCCAGTATCCGCCGTACCCCATTCGTTGAACTCGCAGCCTTCGCACTTGCCACCTGCGCCGCCTTGCGGATTCTGCGCCTTCTCGTGTGGCGCCATTTCCTTTTCCTTGCGGCCGTAAGCGTAACACGCGGGCGGTTGCGGATTGTCCGCATCGAACTTGGTGTCGTAGTAAGCGTTCTCCATCATATGGTCAATGACCACGGCGTCAATCATGTTGTCGTCCATGGTAGCGCCATTGAATGACATGATGCCGCCTTGCAGGCTGATAAACTTGCCGGAGCCAACCTGCTCAGAGTCCGCCGCTTCCTCAGCGTACACCGCCAACTTCTCTTCCCACTCTATTAATCCCTTGCCGGTCTTGCGCGGCGCTTTTGCGGGTGCTTTCTTTGCTGCCATAATTTTACCCTCGGATGCGGTAGTAGATTTCAACGGAGTAGTGCTTCGCATATTGCTGTTGCCAGTATTCCAGCTCGCCTTCTTGATATTGTTTTAGGAACTTGACCTCCTCAACTTGTTTGTGGGCCAGCTGGCCGAGCTTAAACGCAGCACGCGCCGCCATCTTTCTATGATACCACCGACGCAGCGCGTGCCATTTGTTCATGTCAGTGTACCGGGTTGTCAGTAGCGATAATTTCTGAGCCCGCTGCATTCTGTTCTTCGCGGGCTTGCTTCTCCATGCGAAACAGCTCAGCAATGAACGTGCCAATTTCTTCCGGCGTCAAGCCTTTATCGCTGGCGGGCTTTACGATGCCACTGCCGCGCGCCACATGGCTTAATGTCAGCAGCGCCATTCCCATCATCTGTTGCGGATGGCCGATGTAAGCAGCGCGGAACTCGCTTTGCGCACGGTCGTCGTCGCTTACCTGCACCAGCGCGCAGATGGAGTGGATGTGGTCCGGCGGTACTTCCACCAGCATGGTGGAGAACTTCGCCACTTCAACAATGTGCTTTGAAGGTGGCGCCGTATTAAACGGTACGCCGTTGATAATGCGGATGGCCAGCGCGTCCACCGTGTCCGGTTCTTCGCTGATCACCTGCACATGCTTAATCTGTTCTTCCATACAACCTCCTAACGTTTGGTGAGGGAAACTATCTTCGCATGAAATATGCCGACGCCGGGTACAGGTTTCTTTTTCTCCCACCGCGCATCTACGGCTTCCTTACTTAGACGCTTCTGTAGCAGATCAAAAGACTTGGTGGCGAGGATGTGTTTATACAACTTCGGCCAGTCGTTGACAACAGGTACATCCTTTTTCTCAATCTTGGCGTGCGCCAGCTTGCCGGAGATACCAGTGGCATCGCTGACTGGAAGGTTCTCAATAAGATGTTCGCGCAGTATCCCTTCGCGCTTTTCCATTTCGTCCACTTCCTTTTGCATGGCGAGACGATTCTGCCGCGTCTCGTACAACATGTCGGCGCATTGGGCCAAAGACTTAGGCGGTTTGAATTCCGGTTTCTTGTTCGGCACCGGATTCGCGCGCGCCTTCCTTGGCGCTTTGGTTTTCGGCTCCGGCGTTGCTTTAGCGCGGGCCATTGTTAGCGGCCCTTGTTCAGCAGATTGAACGGCATGGCGCCGCTCATGGTTTCCGGCATGGTGGTCAGCAGATTGTTGTAGACGCGTTTCTTGACCTTGTGTTCCTTGGCGTATGTACCGCCAAACGTCAAGCCGTGGCGCTCCGCTTTCAGTTGTTTGCGCGTCGCCTTTCCAGCATAGAACGCTTCGGTGTCCAGACGCGCTTGTTCCAGCGCTGCTTCGCCACGCCGCTCCATGGTCATGTCGCTGTTCCAGCGCCCGGTAAGCAGCGGCTGCTTAGAGAATAAACGCTTCAGATCGTTGAATACAGCTTTTTCGTCCCATCCACGTGGCTCAATACCGTTGATGGTTATGGAGACGCCATCCAGTCTACCCAGCTGTCCGTTCATAAGAACTTCGGCTTGGCGCGCTGTCTTCATTTTATGTGCTACGGCTTTTTCGCAGTCCCAGCCGTTGGCTACCAGCTTATCCACTTCTTCCTTAGTGGGCTGGCCGTCCGTTGTTTTGCCATTGAGCCATGCCAGAACGCGGGCTTCCAGCGCATCGAAGTCCATAGTCGCAAAACGGCGGGCGGTACGGGTCGCCAGCACGTCGGAGTTACCCTCGCCGAACAGCTTGTTGTATTGTCCCGGCGCCAGTGCTGCGTCAGGCGCAGGTTCTTTCGTATACGGGTCGCAGGCTTGGCGCGGGCCATTGTAGCGCTGGTCAAGATACTGAACGCGCTCGATGAACGCCACCATATCTTTCATATGGAAACCCTGCATGTCGCGCCATTGCTGCACAGCGGTGATCTCGCGTGGCGTGAACGCACTGATGCACGCACGACAGCGGCAGCGGGTGGCTCCATGTGTGTGTGCTGGCCCGCCCATCAGGTGAACCATCTGAGTGAAAGGGCTGGCGCCGTATTCCGCCATCTGGCGAATACGTTTCCGCCACTCAGAAAGAATTTGCGAAACGGGCTTGGAGCCAACGCGGATGCCTTGAACCTGTACAAAAGATTCAGGTTGCGCGCCCAGCGCTGCCTGAATCTCAGAGTCGTTCTTTATTTCATCCAACGTCATGTGCATGATACGTGGACATGGTTGCGGACCGGGTCGATTGATTCGCGATTCTTTCTGATCGTTAGCCAGACGACGCATTTCTTTTATCATTTCATATTTATTTGGCAGTTCTTCCGCAGGTGTGTTTGAGACTGTACCCACCATGGATTCAAACTGCGCACGCAGCATATGCCGCGCTAACTGAGCTGCCTTTTCGCAATTTTGTATTCCTTTGTTTGGGACGCGGGCAGTAGAACCATCGCTGGATGTGATAGTTTCGTTCATGCTATTTCTCCTGATTAAAGGGCGCCCATTACTGGCGCCGCCATTATACCAAAAAGTTACTAATGTGGCAATTTATAAATCGCGTCTATCACGTATGCCCATATACACGGGAAAACGTGGTTTTTCGCCAGTACCGGCCGGTTGGAATTTATATTTCACGATCTTATTCTTCCACTTGGAACGCGCCGCCCATATTTCATCGCGCTGCGCATCTGTGAACCCTGTCCCTATATTGAACTCCATGCCATTCTTTAAATCTTTAACGATAATAGCGCCGAGCGTGTCTTTGGGTATCATGTTCTCCTTGTGGCTGCTGCGCTTGCTCCGACCGCCGGCGCCCACTTTCTTTTCGTTGGCGTTGTGCTGCTGTTCTTCGAACCCGACGATCCTCGCCTCGCTGTCATCAAAAGGCTTCCACTTCATAAGGTAGCCTTCTTTCAACGTACTGCGCCCGAACTTATACAGCCCGGCTGGGTTGCGCAGCATTATCCCTTCGTAGCCTGCGCTGACCCACGTGTCTCTGTACCACTCCAGCTTCTCCGGGCTTTCTATCTGAACGTGCTGCCAATATTTAAGACGGGTGTCGTACTCCTTGCGCATCTCGTAACAGAACTGCTCAAGACGCGCGCTGCGCTCTTCAAAAGGTTCAAAATTTTTATTGCCGGGAGGTTTTATGAAGTAGTCGAACAAGTAAAAACCGACGCGTGGTTTTTCATCGCGCGTCATTATACCGCTACTGGTGGCGTTCCATACATCTTCGGCGGTTGGATCGCCGACCACCAGCTCGCCGTCCATGCCGTGCAGATATTTGTCACCGAACAATTTCTGCGTAAAGACATTCGGTATCAGTTTCATCGTTCTACTTAGCAACTTTCCTTTTTCATTAATTGCGCGTATGCCATCCAGCTTCGGGCTACCCAATAGCGGATACTGCAAAAGATTGATGTCCTTAACTGTAGCTGCAAGTAACGGTTCTTTCATAATCACCCCGCTGTCCTAAGTCTATTTTTCTTGCTATTGCGCAAGTTCTTTCTTCTTTCGTACATCTCCCTTTTAAACTCTGCCTCGGTAGACAGCGCCAAATCGTATTGACTCCATTCCTTAAACCGCCGCAGCGCTGGCAGTACGTATATACGCTCACCCTGCACCGCCGTCACCCTTGCTATCTCGTAATCTCCTATCATTGGCGGGAAACGTTCCGCCACACCGCGAACAAGCCGTACATAGTCGCCCTCTTTGAACTTGCTCATTTGCCAACCTTACGCCATTTAGCTAATGCCGGGCGAACAAAAGTGATATCCCACGTATTGACCTGCTCCACCGTACCGTCGGCTAGTTCTACCACCGCTACCACTTGCGGCGTCGGCGGGTCATAATTGTGGTCGCTAGTATTGAAAAAGCCGTGGAACACCGCCTCAACAGATTCCGCGTTGCGGCGTATATTCTTTTCATCGTGGTAGTACCGTTTGACGGTCACCAATTTTCCTGAGCCTTCCAAGTTACGCTCTCCCCATTTAGCTCGCGGGTACATTGTAGTGCGGCTCGTCATAGTATTCCACCGTGCGCCGCGCCAGTAGTAATGGATTTCGAGAATTAATCAGCCGACCCAGCGTAGCGCGCATTGTTGGCCGCACACGCGGCGCCAGCCTTACGCACGCTTCCACCACTGCCATATCGCTCGGGCGCAGCCGGCAGACCAGCGCTAACACTACCGCCACCAATAGGTCTTCACTTTCCTCTGCCGTCACGGTTACGTCTCTCCTGACAAATATGAACCAACAACATTATCAGCAATACAATAACCACGGCGGCTATGACAATGCAGTAGATTGTTAGCGCGTAGCGTAGCATGGGCTACTCCTTGGCTTTATTCCAGTACTCGGCTTTTATCTGCACCTGCCGGAAATTGATTTCCATGCCGAAGTAAATGAAGATGCGCTTCATGGTGTCTTCGCGCGGGTGTTGCGTTATGTCCTCCGCCAAGTTTTCAATGGTCTTGGTGCAGAGGAAGCAGCCGGTTGCGATGGTGGCGTGCGACTCATTGGAGGCGTTGATTAAGTCTACGCACACATCGCGCAGCGTGCGGTGGCTATTGCCCAGCGCTTGCAGACGCACTTTCCGGGCGATCTTCCCTAATACGTTGGCTTTGATATGTACTACGTTGTCTGACGCCATTTCTATTCTCCTTCCACAAGGGCAGTGTTGAGTATATCGCGGATTTGCAGCAGTGCGTTGCGGTAGGTTTCGACGTCCGCGAGTACCGTCGTGAACCCATCAACTAAACCGTTGTACTTCGCAGGCGAAACGACAATGTCCTTATTGGCGTTCTTCTCCGGCTTAACCGCTTCGTAGAACGGCTTGCCCGGCTTGGCCAGATAGGAGGGTTTGCCGCCAACCGAAATACGCTTACTGATGCGCTTGGCTTCCGCCAGTCGATAGAGAATGTTGCCAGCCTGTTTATTAGAGAGCTTGGTGGCGGCCGCAATTTCTTCCATACTCATTGCTTTACCATTAGCCTCTAACGCGGCGATTACTTTGTCCGTTAGGTTGCCGTATTTCATTTTGGTGGTTGCTCCGTTGGTTTTGCACCTTTGACAGTGCGGTCATGGTTATAGCGTCCGCGTGCTGCGTAGCTCCTTTGATAGTCGACGGCTTCGTGCTGTAGGAAAGTCACTTGACCGATACGATCGCCCGGCCGCAGACGTATATAATGGCCGCGCGTCATATTCTTCAGCTCAAGCGTGAGGACGCTGTTGTGGAACCCGGCGTCTATCCACCCCGCCGTTAGATGCTCCAGACCAATGCGCGCCATGGACGACTTGAGCTTGTACTCGGCGCTTAGGTTCAGCGGCATGTGGAACATCTGTACGCTGTGCGCCAGTAGGAATTCGCCCGGCGCCATGTCGTAACAGCCCGAGGCGTTTAGATCGACTGTTCTGGTGCGCAGCTGCGCGCCATTGTTCAATCCAAGTGTATGTCTTTGGTTTGGCTCTACGTGTTCTACCAGCAGCGTTTTTCCTAGCGTCAGATCGATGCTGCTGGCGTTTATCATGTTTTCTGTGACGTTCGTGATAACACCGCGCGCCACTAGTAGCACTAGCTGGTCGTAGCTCAACAGACTCATTAAAATCTTCCTTTTTAGGAACAATAAGACCCAGAGAAACACAGCGCATGATGGCGCCGTAAGTTGTGTCCACATCTAAAGCGCGGCGCGCTGCCGCCGCAAACTGGTTAGCCGTGCTGATGCTGATGCCCATTACCAGCGCGGCCTCATTTAATGTGTAGTCGTTGGCAAGAACCATCATCAATTCAAACGGACGCCGATTGATGTAGGAAACTTTCTTTCTACGAATAACATGAAATGGCTTAGTCATGATCTTCCTCTCCAGTAAGATTACAACGTCTTCAATATTTCCCTTGCACTGTCCAACATGTGGCGCAGACCTTTCAGCTGCTCGTCCTTGCTGTTTACTTCAATGCGCAGATGCGAAGACGCGTCGCGCTCCTGTGCCAGCAGGCTATGCACCTTATGCAGTTCATGACGCTGCTGGAGCATGTGGTCGCCTTGCTGCTGGCGCTCGTTTTCACTGGCGCGCAACGCGGCCGTCTTTTCTTCAAACGCTTTCTTGTACTGCACAGCGTTGTGCTCAAAGTTGACAGCACGCTCGTGCATGTTCGCCAGTTCTTTCTCCAGACTTTCAACTTTTTCCTTCAGTCTAGCATTGCAGGCTTCGTACAGTATCTCCCTGTTGTCGCGCGGGTCCGGCGCTTGGTACGGCTTGCCGATGTGAAAATCTTCGCTCGGCTCTTTATACTTGCCGACAGCACGATCCACCGATACTCCGTTCTCCGTGGCGGGTATCAGCAGCACTGGCAGCTTTTCCCGCGCGCTCACCATATTGAAGGCGTATACCACGCAGTCTTCCATTTCCAGACCGAGCGACTGAGCCACTAGATCAGCGTATAGATATAGGTCTCCCAGTTCTTTGCGTACCTTATCGCGAGCTTCGTGTACCGTGGCGGAATTGTTGCTGGCGTTAATGCCAGATTCCAGCCGGCGCATCTTCTTGATAAAACCTGCGACGCGGCTGGCAGTGATAACCAGTTGCACCACGGCTTCCATGAGCTCCCCCGCTTCCTCGGTCATAGCGGCGGCCCACTCCAACGGTGACCAGTCTGTGAGGCCGCCCTTCTGGTGCCACATGCCACAACGTTCCATATTCTTCTTAGCGACTTCATTGAATTGCATTGTTGCTTCTCCTTGTGTTCATAAGTTCTTGCCATTGTTGTTTGAAGACGTCGTGCAACGCGCCGCGTGGTTTTACATCCGCGCAATACTGCTCCAGCCACCGCAGCAAGGCGTGGAGCGCGTGAATTTCATCAATGAGGACTTTTTGTTTGTGCAGCGCTTTAGCGTCAATGATTAAGACTTTCTTTTCTATCTCTTCCATTTGCGCCAGTAGAAAAGAGTCTCGCTTCTTGGTGACGATTTCAGTTTCGCTGAGGATTTTGTTGGCTGCTTCCGCCATGCGTTTGGCAGTGGCGCGTGTGACGGGATAGGAAAGGGCCAAACCGCAGATAAGGCCGCTGATGAATAGGACTAAGTCAAGCATCGCGCTTCACCACTGCCAGACGCGGACGCAGCGTCGGCTCCACTATTTCGCCTTTGGCGTTCATCAGCTCGTAGGTGGCGGTCTCCGCCAAGCTGGCGGCCGTGTTGTACTCGCCATCCTTGGCGTATTCCATGGCCAGCATGACCAAGTCCGCCGCTGCATCGCAGCGCTTTAGAAATTGTTCTGGCGTTATCGTTATCTTTTGCTCGTCGCTCATTTGGGCTGCTCCGGGTTGCGACGCGCATCGTGTTCCGTCTTTGCCAGCGCGGCATACTTTTCTTCCAGCGCATCCAAGTTGCGCAAGATGTGATTGATGCTGACGGCCGCTACGCGCTTGTCATTCATAAGAATGAGGCGCTCCAGCGCCGCCAGCTGTTTACGTATCTGGCCGCCTTCCACTGTGCGGCCGTGCGGCGCTGCTACGGGCTTAGGCGTTACTTTTTTGAACGGCATGGCTTGCCTCCTTTATGGCTGCATCGTCTACCGGCGCCACCAACTTCATCAGGCGCTCGTACACCCAGCGGCAACGCTGGAAGTCGATGTCGTAGGTTTTGGTGACTTCGCCTGTTTTGCGATTAACGCGCTTGCTGGCTTCGCGGTCCAACTGCGTCATGTGCCCGTCTAACGCGCGCAATATAGAGTGCGCTTCGTCATGCGTTAGCTTTAATTCATGAACTGGGTTGCTCATCTTTCTTCTCCGGAAATGGCGTTATGATGCGTTCTATGGGCGGCGCACTGTGCCCGCATTTGCAGGTGGCGCCATTCCACGAGTCCGGGCCACCTTTGCGCCAGCCACATTTCTGACAGTACGGGCGCAGTTCTTCAATGACTACATTATTCACGGCAGCTCCTTTGTGTAAGGTGCCAGCGCTTCCGTCATCTCTTTGGCGTACTTCTCCAAGCTGACGGCAACGTCGTGGACTGTGATCTCAGCGTCTTCGTCTAGAAATTTGTTGACCACGGCAACGACGTTCGCATGATTTTGCGCGTAGTAGTCCAAGCGCTGGCGGTACATGTTCTGATAAGTAGCTTCGTCCGCTGCCGTCCATATGATTGGCGCGCGTTGTTTGTTCATAGCTGCCACCGAAAGCCGACGGACATGAATTCCTCGGGCACTACATGGAAAACGATAGCGGCGCGTCCGTAGGTGACTGCAACGTTAGGGACGATAACGGGCGCCCATGCTCCGACTGTTGAAAGGTGGTTACGGTAGCCGGTAACGGCGCCCACTTCGGCACCGACTTCGATGTGTGGCAGCACCTGCCAGCTAAAACGCCGAGCAAGAAGGACAGAGCGATTGTAGTAGGAATTTTTAAACGTTGAAACACCCCAATGTTCATGCTCATATCCTATGAGATCGTGGTTGCTGTTGTAGTCGTAGCGATTGTTGAAATGCGCGCTCCACGCACCTACATAAATATAGTCCATGTATTCTTTCTTGTCGGCGCCGCACTCATCTTTAACCATGCAACGGAACTCGGCGTCTTCGTATACCGGGCCGCCGTCGCCGAGGTAGTCTTGTGCGTGCGCTTTGGGAGTGAATAGTGAAGCAATGAAAATGAGTACAGCGATGAACAGCAGGTAAAGCAGGAGGTACTTACAAACTCTAATTAAAGGTTCCATGGTGGTTTCCTTCTCGGCCCTCGGCCGGTTGTTGGTGGCCTAGCCATTATAGCCCAGCGCCACCAAGCCCGCAACGGCAAAATTAGGCGCTTTAGCCGGGCGGCGGCGCGTAAGTGTCTACTAACGTTTTTATGGGCCGGTAGACTGCCAGCGCCTCTGGACTGCTTTCTTTGACTTTGTACAATGCGTTCACCGCCGTGGCCAGTCGGTATAGATCGTGACGCAGCCTGCCTAAATCATTAGCGTTGGCCATTGCCACTACCTTTTCAAACATGATCTGTGCAGCGGCGTCCATGTCACCGGTGAACGTCAATTTACCCTCGCGCCACGTTAGTCGCGCCACTTCCTTATTCACATCTGCGTTGAAAACAAAACAATTCGGCGGAGTACTATTCCCGCTTATTGTTCCATGCTCTCCATTCTCTTTCGTTGTATGGAGGTCTTTTGACGTATCTAAAGGTGGCTTCTCCATGGTCTATCTCCTTGGTCGTAATGGTTTGCGTAATCGGCGACGCCGCGCCTGGATCAAACGTTATGGACTCTTCCATGACCATGCGCGTATATCGCCGTCTATCGGGCGGGTACGGCTTCATCATCTCGACACAGCGCTGCCCGTCACTAGCGAGCTGTTCGTACTTCGGCACAAACTCCCAGTTCTTACTAATCTTTTCAGTAAAGGTCATCATGGCGATTCGGTCTACGCCTTGACAAAGAATTGGCCGCTCCTCTCGCGCCGCCATGAAGAAGACCCATTCCGGCATACGCACAATGTCGCCCGGCTCCAGCGACATACAGATTCGTAGCAGATAGAACTGCGCGCTCATTTGGGCCAACCCCGCATAGTATCGGCCGCAATTTGCGGAGCATAAATTTCAATGCCTTCATCGGTCGAATGCATCCCCGGGAAACTCTTTTCGTAAGCTTTATCCAGCGCTTCCGCTTCTTCAATTAATTGTTTTTGTAATTCTGCTAAGCTGAATATTCTTTTACGCAATAACAAGCCGATTAGGGCCGATTGTTCAACGCGCAATAAAATCAATTTATCCGAAAAATCCCGTATACTCTGCCCTTCCGGATCTTCAATGCGGCGCGTGCCGATCCATTTCCCCGTTATGATCATGCGCCACTTGCATACTTTGTTTAACGCTGCTTGGCATTTATCGCTGAGCGCTTGCTTTTGTTGTTCGTTCATTGCTGTGCCCTCTTCATGCGCGCCGCCCAGCGCCACGCGCGAGTGTCGTTGTTGAAACTGCCGCCTTCGTCCTGTACGCTGTTATCCACATGGCCACGGCGCATCCCATTGATGCGGATATACCGCGCCGGCTCAGTGCGCCCAATGGCGTGGGACATATTAAACCCCAGCTGCGCCACGAGGAGGCGTTGTTTCTGATGTTTGGTTCTGTGCTTCGAACTTCTGCGATTGTTGTTTGGCATGATTCCACCTGTTGTAATTGAGTCGGGCTGCTTGCAGTGCTGTCTTTATGCGTCGCTCCAATGCGATGCAGGCTTCTTCCAAATCGTCCGCTTCCGTCAGGCTTAGGTGATCCTTATACTGGCGCAGCAACTTCGGCAACCATTTACGCGCCTTCGCCAGCTCGCCCAGCGCCGTACGATGCCGCGCCAGTTCGGCGGCGTGCGGATTGGTGCGATCCAGCGCGCGGTTATTTTTTGCTTTCACCTTGAACTCCACTGCCTTTACACTTCGGACAGCCGACGTGATGGCTGGCATGGCTGAATCCTTTCTTCAGACTGATCCATCCTTTACCGTCGCAGCGCTTGCACGGCGCCGCCTGCTTACACAGCAATAGCAGCTGCGCGTCGTACAGGCGCCGTTTCTTTTTGTCGCGCAGGATGGACCATGCTTCCGTCAGTTCCGCCATCTTGGTGGCGTCGCCGCCTTTGTCCGGGTGGTGGACGCGCGCTTTGCTGTAATACGCCGCTTTAATTTCCTCGGTCGTGGCTTTTGGCGCCACGTCGAGCACTGTGTAGTGCGTCATCTCTTGTTCCCTGCGCTCTCCGCCATTTCATCCAGTTGCTGCGCCGCTTCCAGTGGTATGTACACGCTGCTCAGTTCGCAATGGCTGGACTCGCACCAGCAATTGTCGTCGGGCTCTATTATGAGCGGCTCGCGACAGATCGGGCAATAAACGTTGTTGTTCATTTATAAGTCCTCGCGAATTCACCTATATCGTGAAGTGATTTAGCTGCGTTCTTAGGTATCTGCACCATGTACAGTTCGCAGCGTTCATCCAAGCAGACGAGGTCTTCGTTCTCCGTGCCTCGTAGCGCCATTAGTTGCTCGCCGCATAGAGCGCAGCAAATTGGATCGTCGTTCATCGGTTGTGATCCTCGAATACGTGGTACACCAGCCCGCCTTCCCGCAGCTGGTAAGTATCGAGGTAGGTGAACTGGCCATCAAAGTTCAGTTCTTCACCTGTACCGCGCGTCGCTATGAGGCGTCCTTCCGTGTGGCTGCCAGAGTCATCGCACAGCGCGTACAGGCAAGGTTCGCGCTCGTTGACGCGGACGCAGAGAATCTTGGCGTCCACCGGCATCTCTATCCATTGGTAGGTGGCGCCGTTCAGTGGAAATCTCCAGATAACGCTCATACTTCCTCCACATAGAACACGCCGTCGTCAGCTGCCCGGCCTTGCCGCGTTGCTACTTCTTTCATGCGCGCCGGCTTCAGCATTAAATAATCCACGCCTTCAAACATAATCTGCACATCCCAGTGGCTGTTTATATACGCCACCAATGCCGCACGCCGGGCTTCTGTATCTTGCAGCTCCGTTGTGTTGGCCCATGCGGCATGTTTCATGGCGGCGCCATCCAACGCGTTAAAGTCCAACTTCGTGCGGTGTCCCTCGTCCAACGCAAACGCCACGCGCAATAGATATTGTTGCGGGTCTTCTTCGGGTTTAAAGTCCATAGCTTTCTCCTGTAATGGCTCGCAGTCAATGCAGCCGTCCGGGTTGTTGTAATCTTCGGGCGCGTTTTCGCGGCAATAGTCCGGTTGTACGCAGCGTGTGTTCTCAGTCACGTTTAGGCTCCGTTCCGTATTCCACGCGGCGCAGCGTGTTCATATGCAAGAACATGGCGTAATTGGCCGCGTCCACCCAGCGCTTGTCTTTGATGCAGGCGTTCAGCGCAGTCGTCAAGGCGCTATCCGCCATTAACTGCCAGCCGCTGCGATTCTCCTTCTCGCGTTTGTATTTCAATCGCGCCGCCATAATACGCACGAACAGCGCCAGCGTCTCATCGTCGCCGTGTTTGCCGCTCTTAGGATGCTGGCATAGCAACCATTCGCCGAACTCGTCCTGCTCGTAGCCAAGCCGGTCCAGCGTGGCGGCAGCGCGGGTATTCTCCACCTCCAGCTGTAGCAAATCCTTGCGCATGTTCTCCACCATCTTTTCCGTGGTGTTCTTTAGCAGCAATTCAATCTCCAACTGCTTCTTGGCGTCGCTGGCTTCCATAGCGCGCTTCTCCAGCACTAGCGCCACGCCGGCCAATACTTCCATCGCACCGATTATCTCACCGGAGACGCTGGCGTCCCTGAATTCTGCCGCTATCTTAAACAGTTGTTCGCTGAGGAATTTACTTTCTTCTATTGAGCTCATTGCTGTTTCCCTTTTCTGTACCCGAATACCATCAGGTCCGGCTCTTGGCCGTCGTTGTAGATACGCTTCGCCAACTTCGCTATGTCCCGCTTCGGTACGCTATCGCCGGATTGTTCCTGCACACGTTTGGCGCTGGCCAGTGCAATCTCCTCCGCTCTTCGCGGCGTTAGCGTTATCCACACGCGCTGCCCGTTGTGCGGCGTGTAGTCGTAGCGGCGTTCATCGCGGTTGAACTGCGTATGACTGAGCGTTGCTTCTCCGCAGCTCGGACACACTATCGTGAATGCTGTCACTCCGTCGCGGCTGTTGTAGATGCGCTCGCGGTGGCCGCAGCCAGCAGTCGTGCAGGCGTACCACATCAAACAAAACGCTTCTGCATGGTCATATTTAGTCATTCTGCACCTGTCATGTAACGGCTGCGCAGAAACGCCAACATGTGTTCGCGTATTTCTGCCAGCGTTTCGATATGCGGTTTGTCCCACGTATAGAATACGAACAATCCATTATTGCCGACCGTGCTATGCGTATAACGCGCGTCCATGCGGTACATCGTACCCGCTGGTATGCCAAATATTTGGCCACGATAATTCAGCAGCTGCCCGGCGTCGTTGATCAACACCATTCCGTACGTGGTCTTAAAGTCGGACGTGTTGTCAATATGCTCGCCGACCGGTTTCTCGGTGGCCCACATGTCTTTAACGATGCGCGTCGGCAACCACTCCGGGTCTATTTTCACTGTGCTCCCCAGTCTGCGAATGGCGGGCACCAATTCTGCAGGCATATAGAACTGTTGCACTTCAATGTCCATCGCCGCCCTCCCGGCTTTCCAGCCTGCCGTCCGGAGTGGTATGAAACGGCATTTGCCCTTCCACCTTCTTGGCGACGCCAGCTTTATATTTCAGGTTCTCGTAGACGCTGCTGAACCAGATATACAACATGGCGCCAATCGCCCAGCACAGCCCGCCGCCGAGGCCGAATAGTACGACTGTGATAATAACCATGTCCCGAATATGATCCGGTATCTTAAAGAAGAACCAGACGATGACCCAGAACACGCCGTACACAAACGCGCCCGTCGCCACTATTTGCAGCGCCGTAATGCTGATGGTTTTCAGTATCAGTTTCATCACGCGCCCTCCACAATCAATTCGGCATTGCAATACGTCTTTTCGTCCTCCGGCAAGTAGAACATTGCCTTAACCGCCTCTTCCGCCTTCTCCTCGCTGCTGGCCGTCACCATTTCCTCATGCTGGCCATTACCCGTTGACCACGTCACGCGATAAATGTTCATTCACGTGCCCTCTTCTCCGCCGCTGCAATCCCGCCCTTACGCCCGGCTTCCGCTGCCTCCTCAGGTGTGAACTGGTGCGCCCGGCCCAGCTTATGGGACTTACGTCCGGCCGCCGCGCCCGTCTTGCTGTTATACTTATGCGCCTTGCCCATTGCGTGCGCCGCCTTACCGCCAGCACTGGCAATCGCTTTCTGCTTCTCCGGGTCCATGCCCGCGAAACCGCGCTTAGAACTTTCTTGGCTTTTCGGGTTTTGGTTTTCTTTCGTTGTCATAGTATTTTCCTAGGTCAGCTAATGGTAACTTCGTGAATTTATCGCTGTTCCGTATTGCCCACAATCTTGTCTGTCCCGCTTCCGTCCGCGCTGGTATATTGCCCGCTGGTCGTGTAAAGCCCGCACGCTTTAATTCCCGCGCCATTGCGTTCTGCGTGACCCGCGTCTTGCCCATTGGATCATATAGCAGCACCAGCTCTTCCGTCCGCCATAAGTCATACGGCAACTGCACACTGTCTATCTTCAATATCCCTTCCGGGTCTTCCTTCAACTTGCTCACCCAATTGCCCAGCTCGGACCTTCCCGTCCTTATCATTTCATCCTTGCTCTCCGTATACGGCGCCGGCGCACGCGGATCAAAACCCGTCAGGTCCAGATTTAATAAATGATGGAATAGCTGAGCTGGGCCGTGCCCATTTAACCACAAGCTATAAAGTTTGTAAAATTCAAACGGTTTTGGCTCGCCGCTCACCTCGTGTACGAAAAATCTTCGGTCGCGGTCTTCAAGAAAGAAAGCATCGGGATGGTTGCTGGTAAAGTAGTAGTTTATGCGGTCCGGCATCTTGTAGGCTTTAATGTATTTCTGATCGATCGTTACCTCTTCCCGCGTTATCATGCCCTTTAAACGGTCCGTCATGCCGCGCTTATCGCCGCCGGTTATCTCCTCGCCCATGATAAACTGTTTGTCTTCCGCCCATGTGTTGCGGATGTTGTGCAGTTCTTGTTCCTCCAGCTCGGCAAAGTTCTCTCCATAGATGCGCTTCATGGTGTAGCCCACCAGCGACTTCCCCGTTCCATGATGGACGCCCCATAGAACAGCTGTGGTGAACATCTTAGTGCCCGGATGCTGCAATGGATACGCCAGCCACTGCTGAAACCAGATACCCGCCTGCACGTCATGTTGAAATAAATATTCCATCAATTCCAGCCACGGCTTGATATCTCCCTTCTTCGGCTCCGTCGCCCATCCCTTCCACGTATTAAACTCATTCTGGTTGGTGACCTTCGGCTGCCCCGGCGCGTAGGTCATGCGTTCCACTTCCGCCCTTAGCGGCCACTTCAACCATTCTTGCGCCACGTTCTTCGTCACCGTCTTCGGCTTGCCATCCGCCGTTTCTATGACACGGCTGTAGTTCCTGTTCGCATACAGCACTTCATAGAACATTCTGGCGGGTATTCTTTGCAGGGTGTCTAAGCGCAATACAAATCCAGGATCGCGCACTAGCAACACTTCCTCATTCATCTTGAACAGTTCGCGCTGCTGGCCCCATTGTTCCGCCGTGGCAATTAAATCCTTGAACGCGTCCACACCTTCCGCTACTATATAATCGTCCAAGCCTTGCTTGCCGCCGCCCTGCGCTGGCGGTAGCCGTACTATATAAGGTATGGCACCCAATTGACCCAGCGCCGCCGCCAGCGCATTCTCCGCCATGATCACATCCTTGTTGGTAATGGCGTCGCTGTCGTAGGCTATATATACGGTACGGTCTTTCCAGCTGAAGGAATCGAACTGCGGCAGCAGCGCCAGCTTGCTACGCATGGCTTTAAAACACCACACGCCGCCGAGGCCGATGGTGGGTATTTCATGCTTGCACGCGCACGCACTCTTAAGCTCGCCTTCCGTTATTACCAGCGGTATCTTCGGTTCGTCCGCTATTTCCTGCCAGTCAAAGTACGGCGGCATGTATAACTCGTTCACTGTCTTTGGCGGCTGGCCGTACTTCAGCGCCTTTTTATTGGTAACTGCGTCGAATCCTTTCTTGGTGGTCTCTAGATAACGGTATCGGTAGAAGCGCGTCAGCTTACCTGCTAACGAAAAGTATGGAATGCTGAAGCCAGCGGCATGAGCGGTAAAGTCAGGGTGCGCGGTTTTAAATTCTGCGGCGGTAAACGGTTTGAATTTTAGCAACTTTGCGTCGCTGGTGTCTAACAGTGACTGGTTGAGCTTGTGTTGCATGGCCAGTTTTACCTGCCCATTCTGTTTTAGAAGAGCTGAGCTATTGCTTGCGGGAAAAGGAACAACGGAGTTCTCAGACATCGTATCTCGCGCCTTAGTAAAGGTGGTTAAATAGTCGTGTTTAAAAGCGGTGTTTTGCTTTTGATTTCTTGTTTAAGAGTGTTGGTTATTTTTTGCTCGGGCCTTTTTTGCGTGGCCCGCAATGCGTAGCAACGGGTTTAAGTTAGCAAACAAAAGTTATGTTGACTATCTGTTTGTAATACCTCTTATTTTGCAGAATATTTCTCGGTTTCTCAACGTTGAGTTTTTTAATGACGAATACCTCTGCTACACAGTTACGTGCTACACACATTCCCCAACCTTTATACGTAGGACCTAAATATTACATATACTAGCTCAATATATTAACTATAAATGTGTAAATGTGTATAGACCATTGTTTTTATTAACAATTTTTTGCTACAGTTTGGTACACATTTTGTCTAATTTAAGTCGTTTCTTCGGTTTTACTCTTTGAACAAAGAGGATTCCATCCGCCCGTTACCCGCCATAAATGCGTAGCGCAACGGCATAATTATACCGTGGCGGAAATGCGTTGTTTTCGTGAATCGAATGACTGTAGAATCGCGCCTATGCGTAACTTCCCCGTTAAAGACAACAGGACTCTTCGTGACTTCACGTACCTCACGATCTGCCCCGGCTTCCAAGAAAGCTGAGAAGGCTGCCCGCGCCACCAGTAAGTCCAAGGCTCCAGTCACCGCCCTAAAAACTCAACGCAAAGCTCCGGAAAAGAAACAGCCCGCCAGTAGGAAGAAAGCGCCTATTGCTTGGAACGAGCAACCTCCGCGTTATCATCATTCGTGGAGCGACCATTACTCCATGCAAGAGCGCATGGAACTCGCGGTCGCTGAAGACGGCATGACACCGCTGCAATTTTTCCAGTCTGTTATTAACGATCCTGACGCCAGCGTCTACGCCAAGATGGAAGCGGCGCGCAGTGCTGCGCCCTACGTCCACAAGAAACAGCCCACCGCCATCGAGCTACCGCCGCAGAAGCGTACGAACCCGATTATGCGTGTTCCGCTCGTTGCGAGTATGGCCGAATGGGAAAAGATTGCGCAAGAGAGCCAGTCCAAGCTGAAAGAACAGGTGCGTAAATGAACGCTCGCGCGCCGTTACCGCCCGCCACCGAGGACGACGAGTACCATGTGGTATGGGAACCTCTTCCCGGTTCGCAGTCTTTGGCGCTGTGCTGCGTCTGCCACCACATCTTAGTAGAAGGTACGCGCGGCCCCGGTAAGACTGCTGTGCAGCTCGCACGCTTTCGTGCTCGCGTTGGCATGGGCTACGGTCCGCAATGGCGCGGCGTTATCTTTGACCGTGAATACAAGAACCTTGATGACTTGGTCAGTAAGAGCGTGCAGCTCTTTACGAAGTTTGACGATGGCGCTAAGTTTGTTTCGGGTTCCGGCTACAAATGGGTATGGCCTACGGGCGAGGAGTTATTGTTCCGCGCTATTAAGCGCGGCGCGGATTACTGGAACTACCACGGTCAAGAGTTTCCGTTCATTGGTTGGAATGAGCTGACGAAGTACCCGACGAGCGAACTGTACGACGCCATGATGTCGTGTAACCGCAGCAGCTTTATTCCAGGCGCGCCGGGCAACGAGGAAGGATTGTGCGAGGAGGAAATGCCGCTTGAAACGTTCTCAACGACGAATCCGTTTGGCCCCGGCCATAACTGGGTCAAGCACCGCTTCATTGATAAAGCTCCGCCCGGCGTCGTTGTTAGAAACACGATTAACGTCTTCAATCCGCGCAAGCAGCGCAGGGAAGACGTGGTTAAGACGCAGGTCCGCATCTTCTGTTCGTACAAGGAGAATATATATCTCGCTCCGGAGTATATCGCGGAACTTGAATCAATCAAAGACCCTAATAAGCGGAAAGCGTGGCTTTGGGGAGACTGGGATATTGTTTCTGGTGGTGCCCTTGACGATGTCTGGGGTCCGCATCTTAAATTGCCACGTTTCAAGATTCCGAGCAGCTGGCGCATCGATCGTTCATTCGATTGGGGCAGCTCGCGTCCATTTTCGGTTGGCTGGTGGGCGGAAGCAAACGGCGAAGAAGCGACGCTGCCCGACGGTACGAAGTTTTGTCCACCCGCTAAGACCCTCATTCGCATCGACGAATGGTACGGTACTGAGGAAATTGGAACGAACCTCGGTCTTAAGCTGACAGCTAAGAAGGTGGCCAAGGGAATTAAAGAGCGCGAGGCGCAGCTCCGCATCCTCGGATGGGTACATAAAGACGCTGAGTTTAACGCTGGTCCTGCGGACAACAGTATTTTTGATTTAACGCAGCAGAACGGTGAAGAGCTAGAATCCATTGCCAGTAAGATGGAAGATGAGGGTGTTTACTGGGAGCATTGCGACAAACGGCCTGGCAGCCGTATCAATGGTCTGCAAGTATTGCGTGACATGATGGAGGCCTCCCGCGATTGGGTCGCGAAGAAAGAGGTCAATGAAGGCTGCATCTTCTACATGGAAAATTGTTTGGCTACGGAAGCGACGCTGCCAGTGTTGCCACGGGATGAAACCAATCCCGATGATGTGGATACCGATGCTGAGGACCATGCGTACGACGAATGGCGTTATCGCGCATTGAAAGGCAGCAATCGTTCCGCCACTGACCTCAACCTCAAATTCGTTCGGTGATAAAATTATGGTAGCGAAAGTAACCTATGTCCGGCCCGAAGTCCAGGAGCTGATGCCGAAATGGCAGCTGGTGCGCGACTGCCTCTGTCAGGACGCCGTTAAGAGAGCCGGCACGACGTATCTGCCGATGCCGGACGCGGATGACAAGAGTGTTGCGAACCAAGAGCGCTATAAGAGTTATAAAGAACGCGCCGTTTTCTATAACGTCACTGCGCGTACGTTGAACGGCATGGTCGGTCAAGTGTTCTCTGTTGATCCAACGGTTACGTTACCGCCGCTCCTTGAGCTGATGGAAGAAGACGTGGATGGAGGCGGAGTAGCGTTGGATCAACAGTCCAAGCAAGCGACTGAGCATGTATTGTCGTATGGCCGCGCCGGACTGCTGGCGGACTACCCACGCACTGAGCGCGCTGCCAGTAAGGCGGAGATTGATGCCGGCAAGATTCGTCCTACGCTGGTATTGTACGAGCCCACCTGTATTCCCAATTGGCGCGTCGTTACCATTGGCGGTCAAAAGTTGCTTTCTATGGTGGTTCTGCAAGAAGAGGACATTGTTGCCGACGACGGTTTTGAAATTAAGTGTGAAGTGCAGTACCGCGTGCTGCGCTTGAACACCGACAACCCTCGGCTGCCGTTTTACTACGTGCAGATTTGGAAGAAGGCAATGGAGGATAACAAGGAGGTTTGGATTGTAACAGACGAATTCATGCCGTTGGATTCTTCGGGTAAGGCGTTCCAAGTTATTCCGTTCACATTTATCGGTGTTATGAACAATGATCCGCAGCCCGACGAGGCACCGCTATACGATATTGCGGACCTGAACGTGGCGCATTACCGCAATAGCGCGGACTACGAGGAGTCTTGCTTTATCCTTGGTCAGCCGACACTGTTTATTTCCGGGTTGACGCAGAACTGGGTCAAGGATGTATGGAAAGACCGGGAAATAAAGATGGGCAGCCGCGCCGCTATTACTGCGCCGGCCGGAGCGAGCGCGCAGCTATTGCAAGTGCAGCCGAATACAATGGTCAAGGAAGCGATGGACCAGAAGGAAAAGCAAATGGTCGCGCTCGGGGCTAAGCTGGTGGAGCAAAGCCAAGTAGTCAAGACATTGGGCGAAGCATCCATGGAGGAAGCCAGCGAGCTCAGTATTCTGCAAGCGGCAGCGAAGAATGTTTCCACTGCCTACGAGCAGGCGCTTTCGTGGGCGGCGCAATATATCGGCGCGCCGGAGGACGGTATTGAGTACGAGCTGAGTACGGACTTCGCTATTTCTCGTATGTCGCCACTGGAGCGCGCGCAATTAATGGCGGAATGGCAAGGTAACGCCATCAGCTTTAGCGAAATGCGCTTCCAGCTGCGCCAGTCCGGTATCGCTACATTGGATGATGAGAAGGCTAAGGAAGAAATTGCCAGCGAAGGTCCGAGCCTGAACCTTGACGGTGACACTGGCGCGGTGGACGCCAATGGGAACCCGATACCGCCTAACCCGCCGCCCGCTGGCAATAAGGACAAAGTACCCGGACCGGCTGCTGGAGGTGTGTGATGACTGTCGTGTCGATGTCGCAGTTCTTTCAAAACTGCAAGTTTCGTTCTCCGGAGCAGGCTTTTGAAGATGCGCTGGCGGAGTGCAAGGAACGCGGTATCAAGAAAGTGCTAGTGTTAATGCTGCACGACGAAGCTTCTACAAAGGATGGCTCTGACTATACGTTTCACGCAGCCGGCGTTTCTCGGAAGGATAGTGTTTACTTGGCGCACCGATATTTACAGGACACATAATGGCGACCAACAAAAGCCTGAAAGACTTCGCCATTCGGCATCAGGTGTTTTTAGAACGACTGAAGACGAGCGAAGTCAATAACTTTTCCAAGGTGCTACTGAAAGTTGACAAGGCAATGCGGGATATTATGAGCCAACTGACGCAGCAGAAGATGAGCGATGTTTCGCGCACGCGGTTAAACGCGCTGCTCGGCGAGATGCGCGCTGCCCAATTGGAAATAATGAATAAGCAGCTGGAGACGTTCATCGGCCGACTGCCCGCCATCGGAGAGTACGAGGCGGAGTTTGAAGTTAAGTCGTTGACGAACGGTACGAAGGTGAAAGCCAGCGCGTTAACCACGCCGGACAGCGATGCTGTGTTTGCGTTCGCGCAGAAACAACCATTGGCGTCCACTGGTGAACTGCTAAACGACTTCCTTTCCAACTGGAGCACGACGCAGGTGGCGGCGCTGAACAACACCATACGCCAAGCCTATGCACGCGGGTGGACTGTGCAGCAAACTGTGCAAGCGCTGCGCGGTACGAAAGCGCAGAACTTCAAGGATGGTTTGATCGGTGGCAAGATGCAGCGCGACCTCACCGCTGCGGTCCGTACATCCTTGCAGCATGTTTCCAGCATGGCGCGGTTGGAAACGTGGAATGAGAATAGCGATGTGGTGGATAAGTATCGCTGGGTCTCCACGTTGGACAGCTTAACCACGCCGCAATGTCGCAGCTTAGACGGGCAAGAGTTTGAACTGGGCGATGGCCCCATGCCGCCCATTCATATCAACTGCCGCAGCACGACGGTCGCAGTAGTGGACGATCAGTACGCCTATCTGGATGAGGGCGCGACTCGTTCTTCGGCGTCTGGCTATGTGGATGCTGACGAAACATACTACGAATGGCTGAATACGCAGCCGGCCGCGTTCCAGGACGAGGCGCTTGGTCCGACCCGTGGGCAGCTGTTCCGGGAAGGCGGACTTACTGTCGAAGAGTTTGGTCGCTTGAATATAAACCGTAATTTTGAACCGATGACGCTGGATGAAATGCGGAAGAAAGAACCCGCCGCATTTGAGAAGGCTGGCATCTAAAGAAAACTGTTTGCCGCAGAGCGGTAAGCGTTTCCAACCGTCGGCGGGGCCGGCATAACTCTGTCCAGGGGACAAAACAAATGGCACTGAAATTCGTACTCGACAATCTAGACGGCCTCGATGATGCAACGAAAGCGTTGTACAAAGAGAAAGAAGGCAAATTCTATCTGGACGTGGCCGGGCTGCCTCAGAATGAAGATGTCTCCGGTCTTAAAAAGAAAGTGGATGAGCTTCTGGCTGAAAAGAAAGAAGCTACGAAACGGCAGCAAGAAGCCGAGGAAGCACAACGCCTCGCCGAGGAAGAAGCTGCTAAGAAATCCGGTGATGTGGCTGCTCTGGAAAAGTCGTGGCAGGCGAAGTTGGATAAAGCCGTTGCGGCGAAAGACACAGAAATCCAAACGTTGAAGACGTCGTTGGATACACTGTTGATCGATAACGTCGCTGGCAAACTGGCTTCGGAACTTGCAATTGACGGAAGCTCTGAGCTGCTCGTACCGCATATTCGTAATCGGCTGGCGGTGGAAGTACGTGAAGGCCAGCATGTTACGATCGTGCGCGGTGCGGATGGCAAGCCCTCTGCGTCTTCCATTGATGATCTTAAAGGCGAAATCGCTGCTGTTCCGGCCTTCGCCCCGGTTATCAAAGGTAGTTCTGGCTCTGGCGGCGGGGCCGCTGGTGGCAACAAAGGCGGCAGCGGAGCAGGTGGTGCTAAAACAATCAAACGCGCAGACTTTGCGCTGCTGGACCCGGTCGCTCAACGCGATGCAGTGGTCACGCAGAAACTCAAGGTCGTTGACTAATTCGGCCCCGGCCGATTAATTTCGAGGAAATACGCAAATGGCCAATACGTTGACCAGCTTGATCCCGCAGCTTTACGAGGCACTGGATGTCGTGTCTCGTGAGTTGGTGGGCTTTATCCCCGCCGTGACGCGCAACTCCAGCGCCGAACGTGCGGCCGTCGGCGAAACGATCACCATCCCGATCGCACCGCCGGCAACCACCGGTGACATCACTCCGGGCACCAATGCGGTGGACGACGGTGATCAAAACATCGGCAACACCACCATGACCATCAGCAAATCCAAGTATTCGCCGGTCCGTTGGTCGGGCGAAGAACAGAAAGGCGTTGGCAATTCCGGGATGCTCGGCAACATCGTAACCGATCAGTTCACGCAGTCCATGCGCGCGCTGGTCAACCTCGTTGAAGCCGATCTGGCCAGCTTGGCCAGCAAAGCGTCGCGCGCGTATGGCACCGCTGGCACCACGCCGTTCGGGACGGCTGGTGATCTGAGCGATGCTGCGTTCACGCGCAAAATCCTGGAAGACAATGGCGCGCCGCAAACCGATCTTCAGATGGTGCTGGGCACCTCTGCGATCGCAAACATCCGCGCCAAACAGTCCGTTCTGTTCAAAGTGAACGAAGCGGGCACCGACGCACTGCTGCGTCAAGGCATCATCGGCTTGTTGGAAGGCTTCAATCTCCACACTTCCGCACAAGTCGTGACGCCGGCAATCGGCACTGGCTCCGGCTATCTGGTGAACAACGGCGCGGGCTATGCCGTTGGCGCCACCGCCATCACGCTGGACACGGGTACGGGTACGGTATTGGCGGGCGACGTTGTGACCTTCGCGGGCGACACGAATAAATACGTCGTGGCAACTGCGTTGACCGCAACTGTCGTAACGCTGGCTGCGCCCGGCCTGCGTCAAACGCTTGCTGACAATGTGGCCATGACCGTGGTCGCAGCGTCTGCGAAAAACATGGCGTTCAGCAAGTCCGCAATCCAGCTGATCACCCGCGCGCCGGCCATGCCGGAAGGCGGCGACCAAGCTGACGATGTGATCGAAATCACCGATCCGAATTCCGGGTTGGCGTTCCAGGTCGCGGTGTATCGTCAGTACCGTCGTGTGAAGTACGAGGTCGGCTTGGCGTGGGGTTTCGAGCTGATCAAACCGGCGCACGTTGCCGATCTGCTAGGCTAATCGGCTAACGCTGGTTAGAGTTAAAAGCGAGGCGCCGGTAACACGGCGCCTTTATTCCAACTGAAGGAGTCTACAAATGAGCGAGCGTGTTCCTACCATCAAAGTAAAAACGGACGATGATCATAAGATCATCAACGCAGCTGACCACAAAGAAGGCGACGTGCTGGCGGAGAAGCCTTCCGAAGAAGCCACCGCCATTCTGCGGAAACTGCCGCATGCCGAAAGCATCCAGCTGGATATCAAGTCGGCCGAAGAAGGTGAAGAGGTCGAAGAAGAGCTAGACCCGGTGACGGGCGAAAAGGTCAAGAAAAGCAAAAAACATAAAGGTCAGCAGTAATTTAGCGGCGCCTGGAGTGGCGGGCGCTTAAATAATTTGGAGGCAAAGGTATGGCGTTAATCGTTGAAGATGGCTCCGGCAAGGCGGATGCCAATAGCTACATCTCCGTCGCTGACGCGCGTACCTTTGCTTCGTCGCGCGGCATTACTATGGACGCCAGCGACACTATCGTTGAACAGCAATTGCTGGATGCGATGGACTGGCTGGCGCAGTTCTATGATCGTTGGCAAGGTCTGCAAGTGACGCGTCTGCAAGCGTTGCCGTGGCCGCGTTCTTACGTCTGGCTAAACGGCTATATGCAGAATGCGAATTTTATGCCGCCGCAGCTGTTGCACGCGCAGGTGTTTCTTGCCGTTGAGAGTGAGACAACTGAGTTACTGCCGAACGGCGCTGGCCGCGAAGTTATACGCAAGAAAACGGACGTACTGGAAACGGAATGGGCGCCGACCGGCACCAGCGTAGTGACGCCAGTGTTCTCCAGAGTGGATACGTTGCTGGCACCGCTGCTAGACGGCGGTGGCGGAATGTCTAGTCTTCGTGTAGGGCGCGGATAATGGCGACTAAATACCAAGAGGAAATCGACAGCGCATATGAGGACTTGCTCGCAGCGGGCGGTCTTATCACTATTACGCGCACGCCAAAAACCATCAACCTTGTGACTGGCGCGAAGACGGACGGCACGCCTGTATCTTGGGACATGGCCGCTGCGGTATTTCCGGCAACGCAGAACAAGATAAAACAGTTCGATAACGGCGCTACTGAAGAATTCGTAGCTGACAAGCATCGTTACGTGCTGGGCGCTGGAAAGAATTCGGAATTCGACCCTGAAGCCGGCGACGTGATGGTGTTTGAGAACGCTTCATGGTTTGTTGTCGGCTGCACGCCGCTGAAACCGGATGGCGTGGCCATCATCTACAAGATTGGAGTGCGGCAGCTATGACGGACGGTGGATTCGCTCTGCAAGTCGGCAAGTTCGAAAAGACTTCGGTTGCGCGCTGCAAAGATATGCGTCGCATCATTATTCTTAAGCTGTTCAGCGCGGTAATTCTGGACACTCCGGTATTGACTGGCCGTCTGCGCGCCAATTGGCAGCTCGGTAAGAAGGCAAAGCCGGACGGGCTGGTGCGCGGACTTGATCCCAGCGGCGCTAAGACGTTGGCTAAAATGCAGGTCGGTGTAGACGGCGAGGACGGCGATCAGTATCTTGTCAACAATCTGCCCTACGCCGCGCGCATTGAATACGACGGCTGGTCGCACACTAAAGCGCCGATGGGCATGGTGCGGCGCAACGTGGCGCGGATAGCAGCGCTGGTGCAACAGGCATCCGGGGAAGCCAAATGAGCTATACGTCAATAGAAGAGGCGCTGGTGCAGCCGTACTACGACACGTTCGTTAACGTCATAAGTCCGGCTGTTCCTCTTGCGACCAAAGCGGACAACGAAATATTCAATCCGCCGCCTGCCGATGTCTGGGCTGCGGTATTCTTCTTACCGGCGGAGACAATACCCGCCACTATAGGACTGAACGGGTACAATCAAGATACGGGCTTGTTGCAGGTGGACTACAACACTCCAGTCGGCGATGGGACCAGCCAGATGCGCGCGTTTGTGGAAGCTATGTACGCGCTCTATAAATTAGGGACTATATTCACAGCTCAGGATGGGCAAAAAGTTCACATAACTTCCTTCGCACGCTCACCGACGCGGGAAGTTGACGGGTACAGTCGTGTGAGCATTTCCATATTTTACCGTGCATTCATCGATCGATAGGAGAAAAAGATATGACCACTGCTTCCGGTTCCCGTCATCAGCTTTCGTATATTGCGGAAGTGACCTACGGCACGACGCCGAACACGCCTGCCATGACGCCATTCCGCCATAAAGGCGGCGTGACGTTGGCGCTGAGCAAGAACACGTTCCAGTCCGAGGAGTTGCGCTCGGATCGGCAGATCGCCGACTACCGCCACGGCACCAAACAGATCGGCGGTGAAATACCGTTCGAACTTTCAGATAATGGCTTCGACGATTTTATTGAAGCCGTGCTCGGTGGAACATGGGCCACCAAAGCCACCAAGACCGCAACGACTATTAGCGCCGTCGCTGCCGACAATAGCTACAATGATTCTGGAAACGGATTCGTTACAGCTGGTTTTGAAGTGGGCGACAGCGTGGTGGTTACGGGCTTTACCGGCAACGTGGCCAACAATATCGCGCATGGCGTGCTGACCTCTGTCGCTGCTGGCAAGATCATTGTCGGCGGTACGGATGGCGACGTGATTGTGGACGATGCAGCGGGCGAATCTGTCACCATCGCCACGCTGGCCAGTGCATGCAAGGCTGGCGTGTTGCGTCGCAGCTTTACGTTTGATCAGTTCTTCAGCGATATTGCGCAGCATCTGATCTTCCGTGGCGTAGAAATGAACACCATGAAGATCACCATTTCGCCGAACGGTATTGTTGCCGGCAGCTTTGGCGTTATCGGTCAGTCGCAGATTACCGGCGCCATCGCCGGGGCCAGCCTGAATGCGACACCGACGGGTGAACCCTATGACGGCTTTGCGGGTTCGCTGTTAGAAGCCGGCGCGCCGATCGCGGTCGTAACGGAAATCGCGCTCAACATCAACAACAACTTGGCGACGATGTTTGTAATCGGCAGCGACGAAACTTTGCAACCGAGCATCGGCCGCAGCATGGTGGACGGCACCGCCACAATGTACTTTGAAAACTTGACGATGCTGAACAAGTTTATCAACGAGACCGAGTCGTCTATTCAGTTCGAACTTTCCGGCGCTAACCGTACCGGCATACGCGTCACGCTGCCGCGTGTGAAGTACAACGGCGGCGCACCTAATGTCGGCGGTGAAGGACCTATCACGTTGCAAATGCCGTTCATCGCGCTGTACGACACCACAATGGCCACGCAAATTCGTGTTGAGCGGAACTTTTAACTATGAAAATTGAAGACTTATTTACTCGCGAAGCGTCGAACGTCGGCACCAAGATGTTCGTCGTACTCCCAGACGGCACCAAAACGGAAGAATGGTTGCAGGTACACTACGAAGATAGTGACGAATTTCGCAGGGCGCGCGATCGCGGTATGCACGATTTAGCATTAATGATGCACGAAAAGGACGAGGAGCTGCGGCTGGCTATTGGCGCACGTAATCGCGTACAGTTGACGGCCGCTATGGTTTCCGGATGGAGCTTTGAAACGCCTTTCAATAAGGAGAATCTTGAGAAGCTGCTTACGGAGGCACCGAGTTTGCGCGACCAGATTGATAAGTTCTGTAGTAACCGCAGAAATTTTTTCAAGAAGTCGGAAACATCCTCTGCGAATTCGGGCGAGCAGAGTTCCGACTCCTAAAGCCCGTCAAGGGCTCCAAGAGTAGTCTGCGCGATCATCTTACTTCAGTATGGAGGCAGAGTAAGAAGAAGCCGAAAGGACTTGAAAGACCTGATCTAGCGCCCGAAGCGCGATATCTTTGGGAATGGTACTGGGAAATGTTTACGCCGCCGCAGCGGCTCTATTACGCAGAAATCAAAGCATGGTCGGAGCTAACTGGCCACCGCTTGATGGAATGGGAAGTGAAGGCGCTGCGTAAGCTGGACGAAATTAGATACCAAATAGCAAACGAGGACTAATCATGTCGGGTGAAGGCCAAGATACCGCCAGTCTAAGTATTAAGGTCACGTCCAGCGGTGCGGCGCCGGCGACCAATGAGCTGAAGGACTTGACACAAGCCAGCGGGGCCGCTGAAAAAGCGGCGACTGGCATGGGTACGTCCTTCGCCGGCGCGGCCACGCGTCTTGTTTCATTCACGCTTATCGCCGCTGCTGCTGCTGCTGGTGTTCACGCGCTAGTGGAGGAAGGACAGCGCGTCGGTATTCTTACGGCGCGGCTGACTACCTTGACGGGTAGCTCTGAGCGCGCGGGCCAAGCGTTCGAAGCGTTGTTGAAGTTTGCTGAGGACAGTCCGTTCACACTGCAAGAAAGCACAGACGCATTCGCCAAGTTGGTCAACCAAGGACTTGACCCGAGCATTGAAGTACTCCGCAGCTTCGGCGATATTGCTACCGCCACGGGAACATCTATTACCAGTGTGGCGGATGCTATTTCCGCTGCGTCGCAGGGTAACTTCCGTTCGTTGCGTGAATTCGGTATTCGCGCGGAGGAGTACAATGGTCAGATTCGTGCAACCTTCCGTGGAACAACGCAAACGATCGGGTCCA